GCCATATGCAATTCTCTAGATTTAAAACCAGGACTTAAATCAACTCCATAAAGAGCATCTTCGCATTCCTCACAGATATGAATACAAGTATTATCTACTAATTCATAACCATAAACACTTTTATGTTTTCCACATAAATCACACATTTTATTGTCCTCCGTCTTTTTTGTTTTTTAATTGTGCTTCTACGTATTCAAGCAACATAATGAAGTGAAATAATCTACTGTCTATTACAGGTTTAAATTCTTTGCCATAAAGCAATTTACCACAATCTTCACAGATAATGATATTAGAACCATCGCATAAAGTATAAACAATACTTTCTTTTTTAGATTCACATAAATCACACAAATCCTCGTCCTCCTAATAAAATTATTTATAGGATATTTACATATTCTATATGGCGGAGAACTGTGTACTCGAAACACATACCTCTCAGTACAATCCGTTTAGCAAACGGTTATATAGACCCCTATATTTAATTCTCCATATAATTACAACGTTTCAAAAGAAGCTACCTTTTGATTTTATATAATTTAAATATCTTTTATAAAAAAATATATCATTATACATTGTTTTTACCTAACGTTGTCAAACAATACCTCCATCCATCTTTATTACTTTTATATTTTATCTATTTTCTATATTAATTTCTATATATTTATCTGTTATTTTATTTATTTGATTAAAATTATCATAATCATCTTTATCATTCCAATCAACAAAAATTCTTTCTTCAGATTTATCTTTATATATAAAATCTATAGAAGTAATATCTCTATATTCTGATAATCTATCTAACTTTAAATTATTATACAATCTTAATTTAATTTTTTTAGCATATTTAAATTTTATTAATTGACCAGATATATTTAATACTATATCTTCTGTTATATCTTCTAATTTTATATAAACAAAATCTTTTGGTTCTAATGTTAATATCTCAACATTTTCAAACACAATAACTATATTTTTTAAATCTTTTGATTCCATAATAACCTCCTATAGTTTTTAATAAGTATGTAGCCAAGGGACTCTCACCCTTGGATAATTTGCCTTGCGGTTAATTACTCCGCCACCCCAGGTTCAGCAAATCAATAGCCTTTATCGTGTCTTTTTCCACCACTACATATTATTTTGGTAGTATGTTACCGCATACTACCTGCTTCTTCTTAAAGAAAAAACTTTGATTAATTTAACACTATAAGTCGTTGGATTTAAACCAACAAGTGCTGTAACACTTTATCATTACTTACATAATTAATATAATATTATACATAGTGATATTTTTTATATTTTGGTTAAATAGAGTTATTATCTTATTAACACCTCCGCAAATATCACAACCACCTATGACTACTATGTATAACATTATATTTCGGGTATTATTCTCCATCCCTAGAGCGTTTGGAGCTAGTCCAATTAACAAGGGCACGTTACTCCTTGAACTTAGATTAAATATAGTCATCTATACCTATATTTGTTGTTATAGAGCCAAGTTCTCTACATGGTACTAAGTTTTTTATCTCTCTCGAGCTGCAGGCTGCACTTCAAACCGTAATTTAATACGTTAAAACCTGAATCTTGTTATGACCTAAAGCCCTAAGGTTATTTAGGTACGGTCTACGTATTGGCTAGAGTTGACACTCCATTAAGTTAGTACGTACTCACTAACGCCAATTTTCTTACAATTGTTTATAATCTATATCTGTAGGTTCTTTACTTACTTTATATTGTGATTCACAATCGCAACATTGAAATATTTTAGCATTGTCATCTATTTTATGTAATTCAAATTTTTCTATAGAATTACAACTAGGGCAATATATTATTTGAATCTTATTTTCTTCTGGTATAAGTTCTGTTTTCAATCAAATCACCTCCTTATATATATTTTTTTATATATTCTTTGATTATATCTTTTTTATTTATTTCTTTTGAATTATCTATATATTTATAATTCCAATTTTTCTTCCAACATTTATCTTGATGAGCAATTTCTACTAATCTAAAATCACTAATATCTAAAAGGTCTTCTAATATTTCATCTAAGTATTCTTTTAAATAATCTTTTTCATTAAATAAATCTTTATTATAATATTCATTAAGTTTATTCTCTACAAATAAATAATAAACCTCTGGAATAGCAGCTCCGTAAATCCAAGCCTCTATTTTACTATCAAATAATATTTCAGAATAACTAGGTACTTCGGAATCTTTCATAAAATCTTTATTAAAAATTATATAAGAACCCCAATAAGCAAAACAAAAATATAAAACTTTATTTAATTTAACACTTGAAATATCTTTATTAAAATCTTCTTTGTATTTCAAAACAATATACATTGCTAATTCTTTAACATCTAAAATATTACTCACCTCTTATTAATCCAATTTTCCATATATCCATATTTTTTTAACATTCTTTTACCAAGTTTATAAATAAACCATTTTTCTATTTTATATATAAATTTCTTCATCTTCTAAAACCTCTAAATCATAATCTATATTACAACAAGAACTTGATTTCATATCGTCTATATAAGTATCATTTAAACTACAATATTCATTTGAATTATACGGACAGTTTTCACACATCCTTTTCATTTAAGCATTTCCCCCTTTTGTTTTTAGCATATTAAATCTAAGAGCAGATTCCTATGAGTAATATTAATATTATTAACCAAAAGAAAAACCATCCTCCATAAACAATACAAGCTATTAAAAATAAAATCAAACCTAAGACCATTATTATTTTTATTAATCCAGCAATACCACTTATTAGGGCATTCCATATTCCGTTAATCATATCATATTTCCTCTTTTCTTTTTCTTATACATATATTATACCATAAATGTAGCGTTTTGTCAAGTCTTTTATACAATTTTCTCTATTTTATGCTTAATTTGTTTATTATCTCCATTTATATCATAATTTAAATATCTATTTTTAACAAACCATTCTAATATATTATCTATGTTTTTATAATTACTTACTGTTCTTTTATTATATCCTATCTTATCTAACAACATTGTTTTAGTAAAAAAACTATTACTTTTATTCATTTCATAATATGACTTTAAAATACAATATATTTTTATAATATTTTTATTATTAGATAAAACCATATGAGTTAATAGTCCTTGACTAATTGAAATAAATCTACTATTAATTTCTTTAAATATATAACATCTATTATCGTTATCTAATTGTATATAATTAATATTGATTAAATACTGCAAATCACTTCTTAAAGTTTTTCTTGTTATCTCTAATTCAATTTCCAAAGCAGATAAATTAACTTTATTTTTATCTATTTTTCTTATTTGTGATTCTATATCATAATAACTATTAATTAATAACCAACAATATAATAAATCATTTATTTTTTTATCTTTTATAAACTCTTCTGACAAAGAAATTGCAAGTTTATATTCTTTTTCTTTAGCCATATAATATAAAATCACTCCTTTCTTGTTATTTTCTTGTGTCTGAATTATTTATTTGTCTTTGAAAAGTTCCTAACTCAAAATTTAATTCCTCATTAGTTTTCATTATACTTTCATTATCTTTTTTTAAAGTATTATTTTCAGAAACTAAATTATTTATTATACTATAATATTCATTTTGTAATTTATTTTCTATAAAAACTCTTCCTAAAATAAATCCTATTCCAAATATTAATACCATTAAAATTATAATTATTATTACTTTTATTTTATTCATTTTTTATACTCCTTTTTATATTTTATTTTACAATTCTGTATCTATTTTTACCCGATTTTTTATTTCAAGTGGGTAATTTTAGATACACGAAGTGGGTAATTTTAGATACAGAGGTGGGTAATTTTAGATACCAATATAATCATTATATAATCATTAAAATAATCATATGCACTTTTCGTGCAGACAGCATGGGGTCATCACTTGTGTTTTTTGCTGCCCGTGTTTCCCTTTCGACTCAGTTTTCGTTGCCCTTGTTTTTCTTGGTCTAGGTTTTCCTTTTGCCTTTGTGCTTCATTTTGCATTTTTTATCGTTGGCTTTGTACTTCCATTTTGTTTTTGTACTAGGTTGCATTTAATTACGTTTTGCTTTTGAATCTCATTTTCAATCATTGTGCGTTTGACCTATATTTTATTTTGCCTTTGTTTTATATTAAGCCCGTATTTTAGTTTTAATTATATTATTACCCTCTGTCTACAACTTATATTATTTTACTATTTAAATTAGCATATGACATATTCTCGTTTGTCTCACACTATATTATAATTCCTTTACCAAGTTATATTTCCTAACTTTACAATTATTTATATATATTTTCATTATTTTATTGATTATTTTCCTCTAAATCTAACAATCCATATTTCGTTTTGGTTTGCCCCCATACAAAGCTTTCATAACCTTCTTTTATAAATACATCTAATGGCATTATTAATACACATTCAAGGTGTATTTTATTTTTATCTTTGCCTGTGTGTGTGCAATAATCAATAATATATCTTTCATCTTTGGCATTGCCTTCATTTAATTTTTTTATATTAGTTTTATATATGTATGTATTATTTATTTTAATATCTTTAATTTTTGTGTCTTTGAATAAATGAATATCTGTTGAAAACATATATCTTTCATGATATATTTCTATCACAATCCAATCTGTTTTCCTTGAATTATTCATTCACATCACTCTTTCTTTCTTTTTCAAAAAATAATTTATCTATGTAGTTTTTTGTTATCGTATCTATTTCGTTTTTCATTAACCAATTTTGAGATTTTAGCATCTCATTTTCTTGTTTTAATTTATTATAATTATTCCATAATTTCTCAACTGTAATAGTTAGTTTATCAGACATACCAAATATTTTATTTAAATTTTCACTAGCTTCTTTATCTAATTCAAACGATATTTCTGCACTAAAATTACTTTTTATTAAATCTTCTTCTACTTTATCCATAATTATTATTCTCCTTTATTTAATTCTTCTTTGAATCTTCTTTTTAATAATTCATATTTTACTTTATCAAGTAAATTTACCATTTCTATATCTATAAAATCTATTGGCACTATGTTGTTATCTTTAATTTCTTTTGTTTCGGCATCTAATTTTATACATAACTTTTCTATAGTGTCTAAATCAAATTTACCTAATTTTATATCTATTAGCCATTCTTTATTATCAGCTTTAAGACATTCTCTATATGACAAGCCAGAAATATATTTTTTTATAAATTGATTAAGTCTAACCACATGATGAGCTTGTTTTGGGTCATATCCATATTTTTCTATCTTATCAATTATGCTTGGGTAAGGATGTTTTAAAGCATGTAGCTTCTCCGTACTCATTCCAGATATACATCTTAATGCTTGATTGACATTTAACCTTGCTATTCCTTCAGCATTATCTAATATCTCTTGAAATATATCTTGGTATTTAGGATTAACAATCATATAATCAGTAAATAATAATTCTATAAAATTTACATTTTGTTTCTTAAAACAGTCATGCATATTTCGAACGTCCTTGGTATCAATATGTTCATTATCTAACTCTATTGTAGTACTTACTGGTTTATAACCATTAACAAAGTCGCTAAAACTTGGTAATACTATTGCTTTAGTATCTACATCAGACATATATTCATCTGTATAAATATCTAAATCATAATTGGGACTACCATATAATCCTAAGAATACAATCTCATATCCTTTAGATTCTAAATAATCATAATGTTCTTGTACTCTTTTCATTATCTTTTCATTAAATTCCATAATTTTTACTCCTTTTTTTTCTTCAATTATCTCTAATAATCTTAAATTATTATACTATTATCTTCAATAATCTCCGATTATCTCTAATTATCTACTACACTCCTACTAATGCATTTGGTCTACCTAATTTTATTGCTTTTTGTACAGAATTTATGTTTGTATATCCTTTTTGCAACGCAAATCTTAAAGGCATAGGCGGTGTGTCTTTTTTATCCTTGTTACACTTTTCACATAATACCTGATAGTTATTTATATGATTTAATCCACCTTTACTTCTAGGGTATATGTGGTCTTTTGTTAATTGAGTCTCTTTATTATTAATATCACCATATATATTTATATGCCACTGATAACCTTTATTATATTCTAATACTGCATATTTACCTTCTAAACCACAACAAGCACATTTAAATCCATTTTTTATTAAGTTTAGATATCTGTCATCTTTCACATATATTGGTTTATTATGAATTTTAATATATTTCTTATCATGATTATATACAGTTTCTATAATATCTAAAGGCAATATAATCTTATCTTCCATTATAATTCTCCTATATACTTTCTAATTTATCTTTCATATCTTCATCAAATTCAACAGTTTGAATATATTCATACTCTTCGTTTATTCTTTCAATTATTTCATTAATATCATTATTATCTATTTGTTTTATTATATATTCGTATTTTTTTGTGTCTCCTATTACTTTATAAAACATTAAATATAAATCAGTAAGAAATCTATATTTATTCTCACATATATAAGAACCAACCATATAATGAAAAGTGTCATTTTTATCTACATATGATTCTATATATGCGTCTCTTATATCATCATTTGTTACACCTTCACTATCTAAAAAATCTAGTGCAATATTTTCTAGTTTTTCTTTTTGTAATTCATGAAAAGATTGAATGTTTTCATATTCTTCTGTTTGTATTATATACCAATATTGTTCTGATTTTTCTATCATTGATGCTATAGTGCTATTTATTTGTTTTTTTAATATGTCTAAATTATCTATTTTTAAACTATAATAAACTTGTTCATCTCTTTTATTGTATAAATTTTCTTTATTATTATCAGTCATTTTTATTCTAAATATAACTTTTTCATCTTCTGTGTTTATTGAGCTTAAATTTAAAGTAAACACAAATTTTTTATATTCAAATATAGTCCAACTCTTGCTCCACATTTCTTTATCTAAGTAATTTTTTATGATAAACCCATAGTCTATATCATATACTTTTAATATCATTTTATTTTCTTTATTCATAATTAATCTTCCTTCCCTTCAATACTTGTTAAGAATAACGCACTAACCAACACTATCCACCAATGTCTAAATATTACTGCTAAAACTGCAAACGTTATTATTCTTATTGTATTTGCTATTATTACTTTACTTTGTAAATTCATTTTTACAACTCCTTTATTTTTATACTTTCTAACAAACTAATCATTCTGTCTATATTTCTATTTTTTATTTTAGTATTATCTTCAAAAGTAAAATATTCAAAATAAGGATTTAATATTTCGCTTAAACTAAGTACTAATAAATCATTTATTGTATCCATTAAATCACCGTTTTGGTTTAATTCAAACGATATTATACTTTTATTCATCTTATCCCTCCTCTAATTCATTTGTTTTATTTTTTAATATAGGTGCAAAATTACTATTTGCTATTATCTTTTCATAAGCATAAACCTTAGCTTCTAATACACCTATTTTCTCATCATGATTGTCTAATAAAAATTGTCTCAATATTTCTTCTAATATTGTTTTAGCATCGCTTGAAATCAAATTAGCTTCATCATATGTTCCGTCCCAGCTCTTATATGTATATTTTTTATTAATTAATATTCTTACTAATTTTTGTATATCATTTTCTTTCATTTTTCTATTCCTCCTTATATTTCTGTTTCAAATATTCTTTTAAGGGTATTAATTCATTTTTACTAAAATAATTTATTTTGTATGAATTCCCTTGTTTTGGTTTAAATTCCCCAGTATAATTACAACCAATACCGTTTTCATCTATACAATGAATTTTTAGAACTTCATTTATTGGTTTTACATATACAGAATCTCCTACTTTCATATTATTTCTCCTTATAATAAATAAACTCATTACATTTATAATTATTCGTAGATGTAAAATGTCCTTTTTCACAATTACCAAAATTAACTAAGTGATTACTTCTATATTCAAAATATTTACATTCACAACATAAACAAGGTTCTCTTGTCACTGTTATATATTCATTTTTTTCTTCATTTCCCATAATCTCACCTCTATCTAAACATATTCTTTCCAATATAATATACCTAATATTATAATTATAACTAATATTAATAATATTAAACCAACCATTAAAACTTTGCCTTTATATAACTGCATGCTTTGTTGTTGTTCTCCATATATATTAACATCATTGTTATCATTTGTCACATGTCCTGCGGCTCCACCAACCATAAACCATAAAAATGGATTACTAAAATGTGATGATGTCGAACTTGTTGTAGTATGTGAACTCGTTGAGCTCGAGCTTGATTTAGGAGTTGAACTCGGTTTACTTGTTGTTACATGAGATGTTGATGAGCTTCTAGCTCCTGATGAATGACTACTTACTGACCCTTTAGCAAAACACGCTGTATTAAAAATCATAAATAGTATTATTATTAAACTTATTATATACTTAATTTTCATTATTCTTCTCCCCCTCTTTAAATTTGATTTGATTCTTCTAATGTTTTATATATTGCTTTAAATTCATCAAATGTAATTGGTTTTGAGCCTCCGTTATTATATTTTACTACTTCTTTTTCTTCTAATGATATACGTATGATTATTTTTCCATAATTATAATCTTTTCTTATATAGTATAAATCTCTTACTATAATATATTTATTTTCACTTAACTCATATCCTAATTTATTAAACATTTCTTCTGAATTCATGTCTTATTCCTCCTTTTAAATTCTAAAAAACACTTCTAATATCTCTTATTGCTTTTTCAGGAGATATATGTTGTTTACTTTCTTCTACTAATATTTCACTTATTAAAAATAATTGTTCATAATATTTTAACAACAGTTTATCTTCTTGTGTTTTGTTTTCTTTATGTCTTAATTTATATCTTATCTCTAATTCATCCATAATTTATTCCTCCTTTTAAATTATATTTTAATCTATTGCTTCACCTGTTTCTATTATATAGCCTGCTTTATTACATTTAGGACACTTCAATTCTTTTAATAATGTTATACATGGTCTTACATCTATATATCTATTCATGCAATTAATGCATATAACCTCGCTTACTTTATGTGGTACAGGTGGTAGATAATTTTCTATCTTTATTATTTTATTCATATAAAAACTCCTTTTTTATTTAAAATATTTATACTTTTTTCAAAAGATAACAATACCACGTTTCATCTTTTTCAAAAATAAATTCATCACTATTATCATCTTTTGAAAAGTTTGATGCTGGTACATATTCCCACCATTCTGAACCATCATATTCATCTCTAGCTAAATAACTCTTATCATTAAAATAAACTATTAAACATCCAGAAATTTCTGCTGAACCATATCCTGAATCATATTCAAAATCACTTATTTCTAAAAACTTTTCAATATTTATTCTTAATTTTCCATCATTACTTCCTACAAACATTACATCTTCTAATTTATATCCACTCTCTTTTATTTTTTCTATTGTTTCTTCTTTGAAATTCATATTAATTTCTCCTATCTATTTTTTTATTCATAATAATATCATTTATTTCTTTGTTTTTTATATTGTTTCTAATTCATTCTCCTTTCCTTCTTATTTATATTGTTGTCTAAAATTACCCAGTTGCTTTATATATTCATTATAACATATTTGTTTCGTTTTGTCAAGTAAATGTTTTAAATTTGTTAAAAAAAAGAGACTACTTTCTTTTAGCAATCTCTTAATTAGTTATTTTATATTGTAGTTAGTTTTCATTATTTAATATGTACTTTTTAACCTCATTTACATAATTATCATGCATCTCATTAGCTTCTAGTTCAGCTGATAATTTATCTATAGCCCAATTACAATCTATAAATATTTGTCTTCCTACATCTGCATCTTTATATTTATCATTCTTAGCCCAAAAACACATAGTCTCATAATATCTTCCTGCTCCTACTGTCTCATAAATCCTTTTAGCATATGTGCTATATCGTGCTTCCATAAGCCCCACTGTGCTTACTACTACCTTTTTATCACCATATTCTATTAATGTATTTCTTCTAAAATTACATCTATTAGAACATATAAAATGCCCAGCCCATCCACGTTCTGTTATCTTAAATTCACTCATTATTTCATATCCTCCAATTGTTGATTTATAGCTTTTAATAAATCTCTGCTTATAAATATTAAACTTTCATCATCTTCCAATGGATTAGCTATATCTTTTTGTGATATAGCTATGTTGTCACTATCTATATAAAATATAACTTCTGTTTCTATATCTTCTTCTTGTTTATTATCGTATACTATTGCACCTTTATGACCCCATCTAGGTTCTATATGTGATTTAAATTTTAAGTTTTTAAATAATTCTTTACCTTCCATATTATTATTCTCCTTTATTATCTTTTAAAATATATATTTACTATTTTATCAATAGTTATATTAATAGCATCATCCAAGGATTCTCCTTGTTTTAATAATGTTTCAATTTCATTACTTACCCAGTGTGTTGCATCTATTATACTTATTGGTACAGATACAGAATACATATTAGCTAATTTATGTAATTTTGCCATGTGTTTATTATCGCAAATAGTTAAACTTTTAATAGTTAATTCTAATGACATATACTCTAATTCTAATTTTATTTCATCTGTTAGCATATTAATTTATCCTCCAATATATTCCTTTTTTATCAGTTAAATCACAAAAACAATCATAACAATACACATCTTCTTTTTTTGCTAATGAGTTCCATAATTCATCTGGTACGGTATAATCGTGCACATTACGTCCACACACTTGACACCTCGTTCTATCTTCTATTAATTCATAAGTATATAAGTGTTTTCTATTTATTTTCTGCCATAATATCCAACGAGATACTCTGAGTTTACTTGATAATTTTTTTATATATATTTTAATCATTTTTATATCATATTTCATTTTAATTAATCCTCCTTTTATCTTATATCCCAACATTCTAATTCATGTTCTTCTATATTATACCATGTTGGTTCATACCATAAATATTCATCTTTATGTAATTCTTTTTCTTTCTCTATATCTTCTAGTATTTCTTTTTGTTCTTCAGCCCATTCTTTCATTTCATATGCTTTTATTATTTCTACATGGTAATCTTCGTAGTCACCTGAGTGACTTAATAATATATATATTTTCATATTATTCTCTCCTCTATTCCAAATTATTTCTTTTTATAAACTCTATAACTTTTTTGCCACCATTATAATTATTTGCAAACTTTTCTATGTCTGATAAACAAGGATAATAAACAGCTTCTCTACCTATCCCTTGTGTCGGACCATAACAACTACAATGACTTAAGTCATGATACCCATATCTATCTTCTTCTTTCCATATAACAAAACCATTACCATCATAAAAACCACTTAAGTAAAAATAAACAAACCATTCTGCTCCTAATTTTTCTACATCTTTTATATCATATTTATCTAATTCTTCACAATTAGGCAATTTATATATTTTATTCATGTTAATTTTCCTCCCATATTAATATATCGTTTATATATATTTCAAATGATGAATAACTATGGTCTTCATGCACTTTTGCAATTTCAATAATATTATCTATCAGTTCTTCTTTACTTATCTCTTCTGTTGTATTACATATTATTTCCATAAGTTCTGATTCATCCATCAAATAGTTATACTCATTTCTTAATTCTATCTTTTTACAATCACCATCATCAAATTGTAATTCTAAGTAATTTATATATCTTGAACCAAAGTCACAAGTCTCGCACCCTCTCCAACTTTCAGTGTCATATTCTACATTTTCTAATATACAGTCTTTTAATTTTAAATTAATTTCTTACTCCTCCTAATATGGCTTACTGCCATTGCAATAATCTTCATGTATTTCATACATTCTATATATATCTTTTGCTTTACCATTATCGCCAAATACCTCACCATGCTCAATATCATTCTCTGCCCATATAGGGAATATTAATTCAGCAAACTCTCTATGAAATCTATCATTATCTGCAAAATCAAATCCTTTTGGATAATACATTGTTTCTGAACCTACATCTCTTTTATGTAGTCCTACATTCCATTTCCATATTTTACCTTGGTACAATACGCAACATACGTATACGTAATGCGGTTTATCTAAATCATTCATATCATTATTCCTCCTTTATTCAAATATTAAATTTCCTATATTTATTATCTTGTTAGCTAAGTCTTCACCAGCTATTCCTATAGTTATTATTCCTTTTTCTAAACGTATTCCTAAACCTGCTTTACTATTATTAAGTAAAACCTTAAAATCAAAAAGAATTTCATTTAATTCAACATATGCTTCTTCGCTAAATAATTCTACTTCACCCTTAGTATTCCTTTGTTTAAACTTAACATCTGGGTATAAATTAATACAAGCTTTTATTACTTTATTATATTCTTCTTTGTTATTGATAACAATATACCAAATAGAATCATCATTATAATTTGTATCTGCACTTAATTCTTTCTCTATAAACTCTTTATCAAATTTATAAATTAATTCATTTTTCATTATTATTCCTCCCAATTTCTTAATTGATTTAAAATTTGTATAGCTTCTATATCTGTTAAATTAAACTCGTCTCTTAATTCTCTGCCTAATTGTTTAAACTCACCAATTGTTTTAATTGATTGCACTTTATCTTTATATGACTTTAATTCATCTTTTAATATATCCATGTTATTGCTCTCCCTCTTCTTCATAAAAACCTAATAAATAACATTCTTCAAATGTTAAGTAATTATCATCTTTATATAAATCAAATTTTACAAATCCATTATCACAGTCCTCTTTATAGTTTTTCCTATACCATTTTAATACCTCTCCTATATCATCAGATGTATATTCATCTATTGCATAGTATGATTCCATTATTTCTATTGCATATCTCATAATATTAATCCTCCTTTACTAATTCATAATCTTTATTATTACCTCTTATCTTTGTACAATAGTTATTATAGTATTTAGTATTTAATGTAAATTCCTTAACCCCTAATATACCATTACCCTTCCATACTATTGAACCATCTGGTATGTCTCTTATTTGTATCATGTTGCTCAACCTCCTTTATTATATTCACATATCTCATTATATACCCACAAAACATTTTTCCAACTTCTTTATCTGGTATACTTTCTTCATTTGTTATTGTATCCATAGCTTTAATTATTTCTTGATAATCAGTCTTTAATCGAGTTTCTACACGTTCTAGTTTTAGACGACTATCCTCTAATTCAATTATATAATCTATTAATTCTTCTCTATTTATGTGTTCTAAAAGTTGTTCTGCTTTATGTCTTTTCCAATCAATCGCTTGTTCCATATTCTATTCCTCCTTTATATCCAATACATCTTTTAATTTTAAATAAGATTCCCAATCTATTTGTATCTTTCTTGTAGTTCCCTTTTCATTAAAGTAAACATAGTAGTTTTGTTTATATCTATCTGAAAAATTACTTTCAATATCTCTTCCTCTCTCAGAACTAAATCTTATTAAATCTTCTTCTTTTATATGATATGTATTGCAATGTTCATAATACCCATCATATTCATCTTTTAAATATTTATTTGTTAATTTTATAAACATATTATTACCTCCTTATCTTTATTATAACACATAATTTCTCTTTTGTCAAGTGTTATTTTAAATACTACTATCTTCCTTAATTAAACAACTTGATTAGAAAATTAACTACAACTAATATTATACATACCCACATAATTAAATATGTCACAACCATTATATTACCTAGTCTTTCCTGTGTCTTTGGTAATTTATTAGTTATACTATATCTAGTTTTATCTAGTTGTGTTAAAGACCCTTTAATATAATATTTTATAAAGTTTCCTACTATAAAACAAATTGCTCCTAATATTATTATTATATTCATTATTATTCACACTCCTTAATTAACTCTGGGTTATCCCATACATTTCCAATTACTTCAAATTCATAATTATTATTATCAATATCAATATAGCTCGTTATGGGTTTCAAAATATCTCCAATGTAAACTTTAAAACTAGCATCGTTACAATATATTACATATCCTATATATAATTTTCTATTATCAAATATACTATATATCTGAATTATATCACCCACATATATCTCTGTCTCGTTTTTATCTTTTAATCCTATATACTGTCCGTACTGTCTCAGGTATTACTTCAAACTCTTTTACTACTCCTAAATTAAATTCTGTTGCTAAAACTATATAATCTTTTATAAAACATTTGCCTTGACATTTAAAATAATATCCATATGCCCATTCGTTAGTTATAATATCTATTCCTCTAAATTTAATTTCCATTATTATTCCCTACCCTCATTCCTATACCTCCGTATCAAATAGTATTGTATTATTAGATATCCAAATCCTTGCAGGAGTAACACACATATATTCATTATCTGCAACTCTTATTTCATAATCATCTGGTATGTTCTTTAAAAATTCTTTTAACTCTTTTACATTTTTAATCAGTTCCATTATTTAATCCCTCTCTTTCCTATATATACTATTATAACATATTATACTCCAAATGTCAAGTACTTTGTTATTATTTGTTAAAGTTTTTATACATACCCCCCTCCTATATCATACTAGTTTGGTATTCTAGTTCGATTTTATACGTGTTAATACGTGTTGATTAGGGTGTTTGCTTAGAGAGAGTAAGGTTATGTGTTGTTTGGTTATGTGTGTTGTTATTCACACTCGGTGTGTTTGTTCTATGTAATCGTTGCGGGAGTAGTGTTGTACGTGTGTTGGGTGATATGGTGGTGTTAGGTTGGAGTTCACTCTAGGTATACTGGTGTATTAGTGGATGTGTTGGGAGAGTAGGTGTATATGGAGTTTGGTGTAGGGAGATAGGGTAGTGTGGTGTGTAGTGGGTAGAGCCACGCTCTGCGTGTGTGAGTGCTAGGGGGTCTGGCTCTAGTTTTTATGTTATAAAAGTTGATATAATACCCCCTTTAAATAAACAATTGTTTATGTAAATTGATATACTAATACATATTAGTATTATGATTAGATGTTATGTTTGATATGTATATTCTGTGGATTGCATAAGTGTAAAGTAAAAAAGCTTTACAGTAAAGGAAATTTACTTTAAAATATTATAATAAAGCAAGGTAACTGTATTTTTTTGTTGTAAGTATTACAGCATATAAAATTGATATACTAATACAACCTATATCATTACATGATACCACCAGTCAACCAGTCAACCAGCACATCACATACAATGATACAATTACATTGTAACATCATATACAAACAATAATAACACATCATAACACTATACATATATATAACATACAATCATTACATCACACATCACATCATATACAACACATATAGCGTGTACATACACACAAACACACATAGCATACTAATCAACACATACAATTATATTGTACAACATCACAATACATATTAATACTATACTACATATACATATCACAACATACAGCAACATATAACTATATTATACATACTAATCAATTAATCATACATACAATAAGATAATAACATATAGTATATAACAGCCTATTAATAACAACGTGATAATAACATAAACAATATAACATTACATGTTAACACTACATACATATACATAATATATACAATATGTATATCAAAGTAACACAAACAACTTAACATAATACTACAATCAACGTACAAGCCCGTAAACGTACCATATAACCATTGTACCATATAACCTATATAAACACTCAACCGTGTAATAAAAACGCTCATATCAAAGTCCTTACAGACTGTAAGCATTCAACCATGTATACTTAACATAATAACCAAACAACTGTTCTAAATATACAAAGCATATAGTTAACATAATACATATATAGTTTGTTGATATAACTACGTTATAACATATATACATTACATAATAATAAAGCATAATAACATGGTATAATATAATACAATAGTATCATAAACATATAAAATATACAAAAAGTTTTTTCTTTACTCTTGCAATAGTTGTATAGCATATAGATAACATAAGTCGCAAATTAGTAAAAAACTTTTAAAAAAGTATTGTAATTTATAATGTTTTGATATATAATAGTATCATAATAAATAATAAGAAAAGAGGTATTTAAAACAAATGAAATTAATTAATAAATTAAAACTAATCTACATAAAGAGATATACAGAAAAACAAATAATAACATTATGTTATAATAATAAAATAATAGACTACATAATATTGTAATATAAATGTAACACAAATGTAATTAAAATGTAGTTGACTTTATATAAAATATAGTGTATAATAAAGTTATAATAAAGAAAAGAGGTGTATAAAATGATAAAATTAATACAAATAATGTATATTATATTTGATATATTAAAAACAAACATATTAAAAGTTGTAAACACGTTCGTATTAATTAAAATACTAATTTGTAAAGATTATAAAAAAGCAAGTTATAAAATTAATAAGAATAATAAAATTAAATTCTTTTTTGAATTTTAATTTACTAAAACAAACAAAAGAAAAAAAGAGGTGATAAAAAATGGATAATCTAGAATACTTTGATATTAATGCAATAGAAAACTACTACAAAGATTATATAAAAAATACTGAAGGAAGTGAGGTTGAAAATTATGAAAACAATTAATATAAATAAAAAATATAGTATATATATAAGTAGCAATAACACAAAAAGTTTATATATGCTTAAAGATATAGACACAGAAAAAACAATAATAGAAAATTTTAATGTATATACATTTTTACAAAAAGTAAAAACATTAGTTAAAATAAGTAAAAAAGTTGAAAATAATGTTATAGAATATTAAAAGTTATGCTACTTTAAAAAGCACGTGCGAACGGCACAGAAAAGAGGTTAAAAAAATGGATTATAACGAAATATTAAACTATCTAGAAGTACAAAAAAAAGAAGTTTTAAAGCAATTAGACAAACATAATAAGATTATAATAACAGAATGCAAAGACGGTTATCAAATTTATATTCAAAAAATAAAAAAATTTGTAAGTGAGGTATAAAAAAATGATAGATAAAAAAATATTAAAAAATGGTATAATAGCATATAAAACATATAGTAAATATAGCAATAGTTATATAATAGAATTTAAAAACAAAGATTTATATAACTTGGGCGAGTACAATCAAACAAAAGATTTTTTTACTAGCAATGTTTTAGGAATAAATACAAAAGATTTAACTATAATTTTAGATTTTTTAAAAACGGAAGTTATAAAATAAAACAAGTATAATATAATACAATATGTATTAAATGCAATACATATAAAAAAGTCAAAAGCGACTTAAAATGGTAAAACGTTTTAGGTTGTTTTTTTTGCATCCACAAAAAGTATATTGATATTTTAGTATAAATCATATATTAAAATATGAGTGTATTTATAGTAAAAGGTATCATATAACTACTTTTATTATAAAGGTATATGATAACATATATAACATATAAAAGTCGGTTATAACATAAAATACACTTCAAATACATATATACTGTAAAGCATAGAATAGCACTTTTAAGACACTTAAAATACAAAGTATGTAATTACATTATGATAAAATAAAAATACCTTAAAATCAATTCTAGGAATACATTTACAGACACAAAAAAGCATAAATAAAGCAATTATATAATAAAATAGTATATTTATATAATGTATAAATAAAAGTGTTTTAAAATGGTATTATAGCATAAATAAAACATACCATAATATGGTATCATATACCATAAAAAAGATATATAATATAACCTAGTTTACATAATAAAGTATATAAAATCCACGTAAACGGTTTACATAATATTGTTTACATAATAACAAAACAATTGTTCATAACGAACAAATATTCACATTAAAAAAGAGGGTAAAAGGGAAGATGTCGGGGTAACTGGGATTAAAAATATCACGTGGGACTTTTTAAAAACTCAAAACTTATTTATTAACCAAACTAATTAAAAAGTAACAAATAATACAATTACATTGCAAAAGCAATAAACCTTGTAATACTTGGTATAACTGGATTAGAAGACATACAATAAACAAAATATAAAAAACTTTAATAAAATACACATTTTTACTTGACAAAGGTGTAAATCTATGATATAATGTGTTCATACAAGACAAGGACAATAAAACTTGTCTAAATATAGGAAAGAAAGAGGGTTTTAAAATGAGAGAAGAAATAAGAGAGATGTTTAATAAAATAAACATAATAAACGAAAATGTTTTAATAGAAGAAAACACTGTAATGGGGACAAAAGAAAACGTAATAAAATATTTAGATAATGAAATACAAGAATTAAAAGAGTTAATAATTTCAAATGAACATGAAGAATATTTAGAAAGCAACATAAACGTACTAGAAGAAATGATTGAATTATTATGTGAATTAAAGTTTAAAGATAATCATAAAAGCAATGATATAATAATGTTATTAGATAGCCTAATGGGAAATTATAAATATATAGCAACAGATATAGTAGTTTACGACGAATTATTTTACTATTTTAAAATTAAATAAAACAATCATATAAATAATAATATAAAAAGGTATTGACAATTGCTAAAAAGTGTGATATAATGTAAACACAAAAGTTAGTGAAAATAAAAGTAATATTATGAATTGAGATTTGAAATTCAAACATAATAGAAAAAAGTTGATAATAGGGGGAGTTAATAATGAAAAAAGCATATAGATTTGAAGTTGGTATATTTCTAAATAAAGATAACGAAGAATATGATGTTTATAGTCAAGCATTCGATAAAAAACACGCTTATTTTGAAGAAAATTGTGGAATATGTAAAACAAAAAAAGAGGCTTTAGATTATGTAGAAGATTATATAAAATATGGTACTAATAATACTTATGGTGTTATTAACATTGAAAATATAACAAACGAGGAGTTTGAAGATATCAATAATGGGTTTAGCGAACAAATAGATTATAATTCTAAAATGGAAAATATAATTTTCGCAAAATATAAAAATGAAAATGGAAATGTTTTAAATTTATTTTAAAAAATAATTATAATAAAGGGGAGGAATAAGTAAAATGGACAAACTAGATAAAATAATTATAAGTGACTTAAAATACTATATACAAACAAGCAATAAAACATTATCAGAATTCAGTTCATACTTAGCTGAGGAGATACTAGACACACACGATAATAACGAAATAAAAGACATATTAAACGACCAAGGCTTTAATGAATGCGATAGCATATTCTATAATTTAGTAGATTATATAGAATATCAACATTCACTTTTGAAATAGGAGGATTAAATATGAATAAGCATAGAAAAATAAGAAGAGAAAGAGCAAAATATGATAAAAAAAATTCTAAATATTATTATCATTATTATATAGTAGTTAAAAAGATTAGTTATGTATTAAGTGTAAATGGTTGTAATGGATTAAAAATATTTAAAGATTTAATAGGAGACGAATACGTAATAATAAATAATGAAATATATTATTTAAAAGGGAAAGATAAAATAATAAAATAAGGGGAATTAGAAACATGAAATTTATAAAACAAAACTATGAAATAATAATATATAGCATACTTATAATATCAATATTAATATTTATGTACTGTATAACAACATATTTTGGAACATTAACAATTTATTAATAAAAACACTTGACAAAGTCAATAAAGTATGATATAATATGGTTATAGTAAGGACAAGACAACTTGTCTTGGGAAGAGGTAATAATTATGGTAAAATTAAAATGCAATATATGCGAAGGAAATATGATATATAAAAAAGTAAATAATACTCATATTTATTGTTGTAATGATTGTGCAAACATACAATTAGAGTATTATAACAAAGAAAATATAATTGATTTATATAACTATTTAGAAAATAATGAAAAAACAGAGCAAGAAGAAGATATAGATTACTTGTTAAAAATGATATATCAATGTAATTTTGATGTGTTAATAAACAAGAATGGCACTTTATCACTTGAAAATTTGCAAGGTGGTAATTTAGGAGGCATCGAGTTTGAAGAGTTTGAAACAATAACAGATGTATGCGAAAGATTAGAAGATTACTTCTTTGAGGAGGAATAAATATGGAATATTATAAGAATAAAATACAAGAACTAATTAATAATAATGTAAGTATGGAAGAATTAAACGACTTGTTTGAGCAAATAGCATTAGACGACGACATAACAAATAAAGAATACACAGACTTATTAATAAAAGCACAAAATAATTATAAAATTTAATAAAAAGTATTGACTTTTATATAAAACTATGATATAATAAAGACATAGTTAGTGAGGTGGTATAAATGAATGATTTTATAAAAGCAATAAATAATAAACAAAAAGGTTTTTATGCTATATATAAATTAGATAACGAAATATATAAAACAGAGGTTTTTTCTAAAAATATCTTAAATGAATACTTGGAAGAATGTAAAAGATATTATAAAATAGAGATAATAAATATATTAGAAGAAAAATAGTAAGGACAACAAAGGTTGTCAGGGAGGTATAAAAATGCAAGAATACGAAAAAATAATAATAATGAAATATTTAAGAAATAATTTAAGCAATCAAATTGAAACAGTATTAAACGAGGATTATATAGATTTTAAAGACGGTTCAAGTTTTGGTATAGAAGATATAGACCCGTTATATAATAACTATACAAAAATGCAAACTGAAATAGATAATTATATAGATGTTAACGAACTTGACGATGTAATAGACAATATTCAAATACAGGATTACTTTGAGGAATATGCTGAATATTTAGAATTAAATCAAGGTTGTTTAATAGATTTTAAAGATTATATTATAAAAATAATAGAAAAAATATAAAAACACTTGACAATTTAATTAAATTATGATATAATAAAGTTATAAAAGAAAGTAGGGATTTAATATGAACAATGTATATGTAGTATTAATTGAATACACAGAATTTGAAGATAGTGATAGTAACTCTAGTGATATAATAGGAGTATACAGTACTATTGAAAAAGCAAGAAATGCTTTAAAAAATACTTATGAAAATGAATTAAATTTTCAAAAAGAAGAAAATAACATAATGCCTAGAAACACAGTTTATAAAATTGAAGAAGATTATTTTATCATAGATAGTGCAAATGGTGTGACAGAGGGATTTGTTTCAGAAGAGGAGGTAAGATAATATGAGAAATAGAGAGTTATTAATAAGATTTAAAAGAATGTACGAGAGCATACAAGATATTTTAGAAAATGTAGAATTTGACGATTTTGAATATCTAAATATACTAAATGAACAAATGGAAATAATTAAAAATTTATACGAAAAAATATGGGAAGAAACAGACTTACATTTATTAAAAACAGGATTTCATTGTAGAGATTGTGAAAAAAAATTGCTTATAACAGATGTTATTGATTATGAGTTTGTTTGTACTAATTGTGACGAAAACTATTCTATTGACGAAGTTAAAGTTAAGGAAGATGTAGAAGAACATTGGTGGGCTAAAAATAGTTATTACGGGAGAGACTTAAATTTATAATAAATTATATAAAAGATTAATAAAAAGACTTGACAATTTAATAAAACTATGATATAATAAGATTATGTTAAAGGACAAGTTAAGTTGTCAAAGGAGGAATTAAAATGGAAATAATAAAACATGAAGTAGTAAACGGAGAGTTTTTACTTTATATAAAAGAAAACGACATAATAAAAGAAATAGAACTAAACGAGGCTGACGAGAAATACGGCGAGGAAGTAATAGATTTTATGTGGTTTAATTACATGCAAAAATAAATAAAATATAACTTTGAGGGGAGGTGTTAGTAAATATGAAAAAGTTATTTTTAATAAATATAATATTAATTGGAATATTCTTTATAATCCCAACGGTAGGTGTAACACAATTACAATATAAACTGTGTGAATACCAAGGAATAATTAAAAATAGTATTAGCCCACAAACAGAATATATACCCGATTTAAGAAATACAGACATAAGTTTTGATATGAATTTATTAACAAAATCTAATTTAACATCAAGCGAATACGAAAAGATGTTTGCTAATACCTCAATGAGTGGGTTAGGAAAAGCATTTGAACAAGCCGAACAAGAAACAGGAGTTAATGGAATATACTTGGCTGGATTAGGTTGCTTAGAGAGTTCATGGGGTAGAAGTGGGTTTGCACAAACAAGAAATAATTTATTTGGGTATCAATCTTACGATACTAATCTCGACGCAACAAAACGTTTTGATACAAAAGAGCAAGGAGTTGTATTTGTAGCAAGTAAAATTAAAAGCAATTATTTAACACAAAGTGGGGCTTATCATAGTGGCTACACAATTCAAAGTGTAAGTAATCGTTATGCAACAGATAAACGGACATGCAACTAAAATACATGATATTATGCAAAAATTAATCAATAAATTATAGGGGGTTTATTATGGAAGAATTAAATAATTTAGTAGAAGAAATATGGAATTTTTGGAGTAAATATTCAATTTATACAGAATTAATGGAGGAGTATAAAACAGAAGAAAATTTTAAAAAATCTGTTAAAAACAACTTAACACACAATATACAAGAAGAATTAGATTTTTTAAATGAGGCTTTAGAGAGTGGTTGGGACGAAAATAGTGGGGAATATAAAAATATTATAATTTTATCTAATAAAATAAAAAATTATCAAAGATTTAAAGTAAAATACGATTTTATAGAATTTTTAAATACATTATTACAACGTGCAAAAATAGATATTAAGTTATTTTTAACTAAAAAAAGAAAATTAATACATGTTTATGACTATGAAGAAAATAAAGTTATGTTTAAAACAGAAGAAGAAACATTGAATTTTGTGTTAAATCAATGTGGTTTACATTTAAACACAAGAACAACAGAAGAAAAAGAAATGTTAGAAAATATAGAAACGAAAATATTTACAAAATTATAAAAAAGACTTGACAAATATCAATTTATGTGATATAATAGATTTATCAAAAGGACAAACAAAGTTGTCTTAGAAAGGAGAAAATAATATGAAAGCAAAAGATATAAATATAAATAATATGCCAACGGACATAATGAAAGCAAATTTCAAGAAGTTTTTAAAATTAATGAAAAACATCTTATTTGTGATAATGTTATTATTAACATTCTTTATATCACAAAAATTAACAGATTTAATATCTACTATGGACATTAACTTAATGCAACAAGTAATAAATGTTGTATTGGCTGTTGTAGTAGTAGGATTATACTTAAAAAAGTAATTGAGGGGGAGAAGTTATGTTAAATAAATATAGTTATTTAGAAGAATTAGAAAATGAAATAAATAAAGAGTTAAAAAAGAGTACACTAGATTTGGATTATGACGCAATAATAGAATACATCATAACAGATGTAGAAAATAAAACAATATATTATAGTGATTGTTACGATATATTACAAGAATTAGGCGTTAATAATTTTGCCGATGCTTTTGATAATGGTTATTTTGATATAAGTAGTATTGCTTATCATTATTTATATGAGTATATTTTAGAAAATGTAAGTATAAATGATATAATTTACGAATTTAAAAGTAATCAAGACGAAGAAGTAGTTACAGATATAATAGAAAAGTTTAAAGACAAAGAAAAAACTTTATTAGAATTAGATAACTATATAGATTGCGAAAGTATTTTTGATATGGGTAATCTTGAGAACAATTATAATGAAGAAAATAATATAATAGACTTTATATATAATAAAAACAACATAGATGTACAAATTGAAATGGAAGTATTAAACAAAGATGTGTTGTTATCTATAATAAAAGAAGTTAATAAAAAATATAATATTGAAGATATAAAAGTAAAAGTAATAAATGTTAGTATTTATTAAAAAGGGGATTTTAAAATGGGTTATAGAAGTGATATAAGAGTTATGTTTAAAAAAGCGGGCTATGAAAAATTTAAAGAGTTATATAATAAAAGTGATGAGTTTAAATTAGAGAAACAAGTTGACGAAGTTATAAAAAAAAATAACAATGTTTTATTAAAAATAAATGATGTAAAATGGTATGATACTTACGAAGAAGTAGAGCATTTTAATGAAAAACTTGAAGAAATTACAGAGTTTGGTTTTAGTTATAGATTTGTTAGAATTGGGGAAGATAACAGAGATATAGAAGAATTAGAACATATTGCAAATAATGAATGCAATGACTTACCTTATATATCTATTGTAACACAATTCGAGGATGATTATATTTTAGAAAACATGGAGTATTAATATGTTTAATTTAAAATTAAAAGACTTAACAACAAATAAAGTATTTATAAAAACATTTTTAAGTCCTTATTTGCTAGAGCAATACAAAAAAAACTAAAACACAGTAAAAAACTTATTGTTCTAGCAAGTGACTATTAACAAAAGAGAGGGGTTTACATAATATGAACGAAACACTAGATAATTTAATAATAGATTTAGATTTAAAAACAAAACAATTAAAACAATTATTTGAAGAAAATTTAAAAATATTAAGTGATTGTGATAAAAAAGAAGAAGATTTAAAACATACAATTGAATTTAAAACTTTAAAATCTTATCAAAGATGTAATATAATAACAGAATATAAAAAGATAAGAATAGAAAGAAGAAATGCAAAAGATAATTTAGATAAAATTGAAGTAGTAACAAATAATATAAACAGAGCATGTAAAAGTTTAAGTGAAAATGATAGAATAACAAATAAAGTAAAAATATTCGAAGATAAAATATCAAATAGAATTTATAATAACAGAATTTACACAGAATTTGACATAAATAAAATTTTAAATTAAGGGAGCAACAAATATGATAAAAATAGATAACAATACAATTGCTAATTATATAATACAAAACAAAACAACTGTTCGTGAATGTGGCTTACATTTTGGAGTGTCTAAAAGTACGATACATCAAAGAATACAAAAACTACCAACTAATAAAAAGAATGAAGTACAAGAAATATTAGACAATAATTTTAAAGAAAAATCAAGTCGTGGAGGTATAAGTTTACATAATAAATATAAAGAATTATTAAAGGGGGATTTAAAATGAATGAGTTAAAAGAAAATTATTTTGTAGTAGACATAGAAGAATTAGATGAATTAGAATTTGGGGAAGAGTTAACATCTATTTTAGATAAATTAGAATTTGGGGAAGAGTTAACATCTATTTTAGATATATTTGACTTTGAATGGAGAAACGAGGCACTAGACGGGGACGAAGTAGATATATTAGTAGAACATTTAAGAAATCAATTAAATTTAATTAATGGTAATATTACACGTAAGGAATATGAAGAATTAGAGATGTAAATTTAGGAGGTTTTGAAATGCAAAATATTGATAATCTAATAAAACAAATACAAGACAATAAAAAGACAATAAATAAGCAACTTAGTAATAATAAGCAATTAGTTATAAAACAAGTCAAAAACGATTACAAACTAATTATACAAGGACAAAATAACATAGACACTTTTAGAGATTAGCATTTTGCTAATTTCTTTTATATATTTAATAAAAAGTGTTGACAAATGTTTAATAATATGTTATAATGTAAACATAGAAAGGGTTAAGGTGTAAAGTATGAGCGAAGATAAAAGATTTTATGTAAGAATATGCACATGTGATTTAACAAATAAATTTATGATACTAGATAACGACGACAATTGCTATGATGTTTATTTATTAAATATTCCTGTTAAATTAAAAGAAGTAAGGGAAATAATAGAAAGTGTTAAAATGGTATTAAAAGGAACATGGACATTACAAGACATAGAAAAAATATTAAAGCAAGAACTAGACGTTAAAGAAGTAATTAATTTTGATTATGGAATAGATAACGTTATAGACGTAAATAGTTGGGAGGTTTAAACTATTTACAAGATGTTTGCAATTTAATATAATAATACAATGGTATTGTACCAAATCAAATAATCACAGTGATTATATAGAAATATATAGTCACTTTTTTGTCGTGTTCTAGTAATGTTATGTAAACTTATGTTTAAATGAGCAAAATAACCTGTTTAAGACAGTTTGTATTATTTGAATATAATCTTGCATATACATAAATTAAAAGGCTTAAATAGTAAATATGAGCGTCTTAAGATATGTATATATAAAGAATACTTTAACATTAACAAATTATATATAATACAACGAACGAGAATGCCTTTTAAATAGATTTATTATATATTTAATATAAGTTTATAGGTAATATATAAAGATTGATTATTTAGTGTAATATGCTCATTTGAGAGTGTATTGTAAGCACAATGCCCAAATAGCAAAACATAAATATATAGATTTAACAATATTCGTGCCGATTATGTGTATGGAATGCCAAATATTCGTACGAATTATGTGATATTATATATTTTAAAGGAATTATATTACATAAATAAATATATAATAATAAACAAGTGTTTAGTTTACATAATAAGAATAATTAAAATAGAGGGTAACTAGGAATTTCGAGGTAACTGGCAAATAAAAAATCACCCGGGCTTTTTATAAATTAGAAAATAATTAAAATAAATTAATAAAAAACTTGACAAATGAATTAAAGTATGTTATAATGGATATATAAGATTTGAAAGGAGAGATTTAATATGAGTTTTGGAGAATTACCTTGGTGTAAAGAGATTTGGGAAGAGATTATAGATGAAGATAAAGAAGACACATATAAAGAAGAAAATAAAAAAGCAATTGAATTAAAAACTGATTTAGCTGTTGAAACAAAATTACATAAAATATGGTTAAAAGAGAGTAGAAAAAAAGATAATAAAATAGAAAGTGTAAAAAAAGAATTAATTAAGTTAAGAGGTAGTATAGATAAAATATTAAGAAGCTTAGAATAAGGAGATTTATTATGAGATATTATAATCATAAAGAACATGGAATAAATAATAATATAGGGAAAATATTTAAATGTGAATGTGACAATTGTAAGAAAGAAATATATGACTTAGATTGGTATTATGATGTATGGATGGAAAACGCTTATGCGGAACCAATAGATGATTTTGATGCTTGTTCAGATAAATGTCTATTTAAATTATTAGAAGATAAAAAGAAGTATTTTAAAGTAGAACATGATTTTGATGAAGAATGGGATTGTACACTTTGCAATTCGGTTAAAATCAGTTGGGAAAAATTAGAATTTGATATATTTAATAAAGAAGAATGATTTTAGTGAAAATAAAAGTAATATTATAGATTGAGATTTGATTTTGATATATAATGAAAATAAGTTGAAAATTAGGGGGTATTAAGATGATTTATAAAGAAATACATAAAAATATATTTGAATTAGATAAAGGACAATATTACTTTGCACATTGTATATCAACTGATTGTAATATGCGGAAAGGGTATAGCTTGGGATTTTAATAAGAAGTTTCATTTGAAAAGTGAATTATTGTCAAGGAGTGTAATATTTAGAACTCCAGGAAGTGTAATATTATATCATGGTATATTTAATTTGTTTACAAAAAGAGTATATTCTGGGAAACCCATGTATATAGTTTTAAGAGAATGTTTAAGAGAAATGGCTTGCCAATGCAACGTGTGGAATATTAGATATTTAGCAATGCCTAAAATAGGCTGTGGGTTAGATGGATTATCTTGGGGTAGAGTAAGAGAAATGATAAAAGAAGAATTTGAACATTTAGATATAGAAATAGTAGTTTGTATTTTATAAAGGAGATTAATTATGGAAAATATAAAACAAATATATAATAGTAAAAATATAGGATATAGATGTGAAATTACTAAACATAAAGATAAATCAGGAGAAATATATCATGCATGCTCAATGTGTGAAAGCATATTAAATATAATACCAAGTCAATTTAAATGGAATTACTGTCCATATTGTGGAAGTTATATTAAATATGTAAAGGAGGAATAATTATGAAAAAAAATGATGATTTAGGAATAAGAATGAAAACTTACGAAAAAGTAAATAAAAACTTCTTAATAAGAAGAACACCAGTAATTATAAGAATTGACCGGAAAGGCATTCCACACTTTTACAAAAGGTTTTAATAAACCATTTGATGATATACTTACACAAACAATGAATCAAACAGCACAATACCTATGTCAAAATATACAAGGTTGTAAATTAGCTTATACCCAATCTGATGAAATAAGTTTATTATTAACTGATTATGAAAAAATAACTACAAGTGCTTGGTTTGATAATAATATTCAAAAGATGGTTTCAATAAGTGCTAGTATGACAACAATGATATTTAATAAAATATTTTCTGAAACAGTTTTAAAATATGAAAACTTCATAGATGATGAAATAGATTTATATGTATCAAAATTTAATACTGCAATGTTTGATAGTAGAGTATTTACATTACCTAAAGAAGAAGTTTGTAATTACTTTATTTGGAGACAACAAGATGCTACTAAAAATTCAATTCAAATGTTTGGTAGGAGTGAATTCAGTCACAAAGAATTACAAAATAAAAATTGCAATGAAATACAGGATATGTTATTTGTAGAAAAAGGTTTAAACTGGAACAATGCTCCGGTATATCAAAAACGTGGAACTTGTATTATAAAAGAAAAATATGTGTTAAAAGGTGGTTTTGAAAACCAAATAATTACAGAAAGACCAAGATGGGTTATTGATTTAGAAATACCAATATTTACACAAAATAGAGAATATATAGAAAGTTTATTATAGAAGGAGGGAATTAATAATGAGTGAAGAACAATTAAAAAGAGATTTAGAAAAAATAGAAAAACATTTTAAAGAAACGCCAGATATAATAATTTCAATAGGTATGGAAGAATGTGGTTTAATTTCTAATTTTAGCAAAAATGGATTATTAAAAACATTAAACGAGAGAAATAAATTTATAAGAAAAATAGCTGAGATAGTACCAAAAGAAAAAATGGATGAGATTTATACAGAAATATTAAAAGATATAAAGTTTACAGAAGAAGATTATACAAGAGAATCAAAAAGAATAGACTGCGAAACACCATGTGAACATTTAGATATGGGTGAATACATGGGTTCAATATCATTTTGCAATAAATACTTAAGAGGAGAAGAAGATAAGTGTCCAAATAGAACATATTTGAGATAGATAAGGAGGAAATATAATGGATGATAAATTAGAATTAGAACAAGAATTAATAGATATAGAATTAAAAATAGAAGATTATGAAGGACAAATTTACAGTTTAGATATTAGTCTAAATAGTTTATATGAGCAAAGAGATGAAATAATAGAAAAAATTAGGAATTGAGGAGGAATAGTTATGATAAGTAAAGAAAAGTTTGTTAAAATAATAAATAGATTAAAAGAAACAAATGAAATGCAAGATAAAATAAACGATTTATATAGAAACACAGAAGATGCTAGAATGTCAGACTTTAATAATGTTAGTCATGTTGGTGTATATTTTGAAGATATAGTGGTTGATTTATTACAGGATATATTCCAAGATAGAGAAAATTCTTGGTTATGTTACTGGTTATATGATTTATGGTATGGAACAGAATACACAGAAGGATGTGTAAAAGAAGATGGAGAGAGTATTGATATATCAACTCCAGAGAAATTATATGATTTTCTAATACAGGAAATGAAGGGGGAATAGATTATGAAGATAAAAATATTTAAAGAAATGCAAAACTTGGGCACATTAGAAGATAAAGTAAATGAGTTCTTAGAAGAATTTGAAAACGAAGAAGAAATAATAGACGTCCGTTATATTTGCAATGATTATTCTTGCTCTTGTATGGTTATATATAGCGAATACGAAATGTAAAGGAGGCAAATATGAGTAAAAAAGAAAATAAAATGTATAATATTACATTAAAACAATTTTTATTAACATATAATTTTAGAGAATACATAGATAACATTCATCTTAGTGAAAATGAAAAGATGGATACATCACATATTAGAATATATTTACCAAGTGGTAATGAATTTTTTGAGTATGGTATGTATGGGTTTGATAATTCTTATCTTATGTTAAAAAGAATAAATGAGATATTTAATCCTAAAATATTAAATAGTTATATGTATTCTATGAGAGTACTTGATAATAGCATATTAGCTATTTATTTAAGCGATGAGGCAAAAGAAATAGAGGTATAATTTATGAGAAAGTTTATAAATAATATATTTAAAATTATTGGAACAATAACAATAATACTTATAATATTTAAGTTGTTAAATTTAATAACTTTGAATTGGATTTTAGTATTTGCATTATGGTATCCAATATTAATTATATATTTGTCGGCTTACCTAATAAATTTAGAAATGAAATTAATAGAATATATAATAGAAAAGAGGAAAGAATAATGGGAAGATTAGTAATGTTAATTGGGATACCTGCATCTGGAAAGAGCACTTATGCAGATAAATTAGAAAAGAATTTAGGTTATATAATACATTCAAGTGATAAACTTAGACAAGAATTATATAATAATATAGATACACAAGATAAGAATCAAGAGTTATTTGAAGAATTACATAAAAGAATAAAAAGAGATTTAAATAATGGTTTAAATGTGGCTTATGACGCTTGTAGTATTAATTTTAAGAAACGTATAGAGTTTTTAAAATCAATTAAACATATAAAAGACATAGAAACTATAGCAATTTTATTTGCTACACCTTATGAGCAATGTCTTGAACAAAATAAGAAAAGAGATAGAATTATTCCAGAATATGTTATAGAAAGAATGTATAGACACTTTAATGTGCCTATGTATTGTGAAGGTTGGGATAAAATAGAGGTCGTATATGGAGACACAAGTAAATATACAAGAGAATATATGTTAGAAACACTTGATTTTGACCAAGAGAATCCAAATCATACCTTGACAGCAAAAGAACATTGTATGCAAACATGTCATGAATTATGGGATTTAACAGAAAATAATAATTTATTATTAGCTGGAGTTATGCATGATATTGGGAAAAGATTTACAAAGACTTTTGTTAATAAAAAGGGTGAAACAACTGACAATGCACATTATTATGACCATGAATATGTTGGAGCGTATGAAAGTTTAATGTATACACATAATGACAGTATGTTAACTGTTGATGATTGTTTAGAAATAGCTAAGTATATACAATTTCATATGTTACATTATCATGACTTAAATGATAAATCTGTTATGAAATATAGAAAGTTACTAGGAGCAGAATTTATGGATAATTTAACAAAATTAAACATTGCTGATAAAAAAGCACATTAATGCTTGACAAATCGATAATTATGTGTTATAATAGATATTATAATAAGGAGGTCAAAAGAAATGTTAATAAAAAGAGATATAGACGAGTTTCAAAAAGTAAAACAGTTAAATAAATACATGATAGGACATAAAGGGTTTATAGCAGGAGGTTGTTTTAAAAATATATTTAAGAATGAAAAAATTAGAGATATAGATATGTTTTTTGAAAATGAAAAGGATTTTAATGAAGCATTAAATTATTTTGAGAACGATATTAATACTTTAGGAGAGAAGAGATATTTTGTTCATTATGAAAATCCAAAAGTAGTAGCTTATAAAGAAAGTGAGACAGGAATAGTGGTTGAATTAATAAGACATGTTTATGGAACTCCAGAAGAAATACTTAATTCATTTGACTTTACAATTGTTAAATTTGCCTATTATAAAGAAATAATAAGTACAGAAATAGATGGTTCGGATTTATTTATAGCATTTGATGTTCCACCTTCAGAAGAAACTGAAACTAAAATAGAATATAAATGCTTAGTAAATGATATGTTTTTTGAACATTTATTACAAAATAGATTAGTTATAGATGATAGAATAGATTTACCTTATTCTACATTTGAACGTATGCTAAAATATGCTAAATATGGATATTTTCCTTGTAAAGATACGAAATTATATATATTACAAGAGATTAAAGATAATGAAAATGATGTGTATGTAGGCAATAGTTTATATAATGGATTAGATTAAAAGAAGGAGGAATTAATATGAGTGTAGATTATTTTACTTGTCAAAGATGTAAAGAAAATTTTAATGATTGTGGAGATTATGTTAGTTGTGAGAATTGTGGAACATGTTGGTGTTGTGATGATTGCGCTGAATTAGATGGTTACAAGGCAGAATATGATGAAAATGATGAAGTAATAAAAGATAGTTGTAAATATTGCAGAAAAGAAGATTTCGAAGATAACGTCTTATTAAATAAAGCAATGGAATTATTAAACTGTGATAGAGAATATCTTATAAATAAATGTAAAGGGGAATAAATTATATGAATAAAGCAATATTAGAAGATGGAGAATATGTAATTAAACATAAAGGGAAAACATATAAAAAGGGAGATTTATTAAAATCTTATACAAATATAATAGATGAAGTAGATAGAGAATATAAAAAAGAAATATCTGGCAAAATATATTACATAACAGAAGATTTAGTAGGTCTTATTTATGATAATGGAATAATAGAATCTTTTCAAATACCAGAGCTATTTCATGTATTTAATGATATGAAAGAAGTTAAACAAATTGATTACAGTTTATATGCTCAAAATATTGTTAAAGAATGTATAGAAGATTTGAAAAATAAAAATAGAGGAATTGTTTTTAATAAAGAACAATTGGAAAATGTTATAAAAGAATGTAAAAACCCTTTAAATGTTAAATTAGACGATGGTATTTATACATTAGAATATAAGGAGGTTTAGATATGGAATTATTAAGTATATGGGTATGCTTCTTTCCTATATTCTCTATAATCTTATGTGGTATTTTAGGTACTATAATAAGTAATATAAAACAAAATGAATTTTTATTTATAGATTATTTTTTTGGTATTGGAATTATTATATGTATTCCAATTTGGATTATAGGAATTATATATGTATCAAGTTTAAATGATAAAAATATTACTTGGGAGAATACAGAAACATTAGAAATATATGCAATAAATGACACTTCTAATTTACAAGGAAAATTTTCTGGCGGAGCGTTAATGTCTAGGGGAATTATAAATGAAAATTGGCAATACGTTGCTTATATAAAAGATAATGATAAGATAACTTTAAAGCAATTTGATTGCAATACAAGTAATATTTATGAAAAAGAGAATATGCACACTATAAAAATTTACAGGCAAAAAATTAATAGTTATAATATATTATTTTTTAAAACAAAAGAATGGTATAATAATATATATTATTATGATATATATCTTCCTAAAGGTAGTATTATATCAGATTATAATTTAGATTTGCAAAAATAAAGGAGGTTTAAAATGAAAATAAAAGAAATGTTAAGACAATATAGAAGAGATTTTCATGCAATCTATGTTTGTGAAAATTGTAATGAAGAATATGAAATGTCAGGTTATGACGATAGAAACTTTCATGATAATGTAATTCCTAATATGAGATGTAATAACTGTGGAAAAAGTAGAAATAATTTAGGCATAGAAGGAGAATATACAGAAACAAGATATCCTGAAGGATTTCAAATATAAAGGAGTGGTTATATGAATTTATTAGAATCAAAATTAATATTAAAAAAAATATATGAAGATGTTGTAGAAATAAATTTCTTTGAAGAAGGATTAAATACACTTTTAGATACTATAAAATACTCATCAAATGACAAAGATTATATTGAAAAAGAATGTAATTTTAATACTTTTATACAAGCAAATAATTATAATTATTATAACTACGAAGATATAAATACGAAAATATATACAAAATAATAGAAAGAGGGTAAAGATATGAATAATAAAATATATTACATAGAGCTAATATCATTAAATAATGATTGCTTTAGAGTTTATAACTCAGATATAACTGAATTTAAAATAGAAACACATGAAATAGAGATAGAAGATATGTTTTACAAACAAGAAGTAATAAAAGAAATGTTATTGGTAATAAATGATTATGATGACATGAAAGATATAGATAATTGTGGTGAATTTGATGTAGATTCAAGTGATATCTGTGAAATAAGAATTGTTTATTTTAATGAAAAAGAAGTGTCTTATTTAGTATCTATGACACATGATGATTATAATAGGGGACAAATGAATAGATTAGATGGAAATAAGTTATTTATTAGTATTAGAGATGAAAGTGAAAATATATTAGAAGATTAATTATTTTCAACAAAACACTTGACAAATAACACTTTTTATGTTATAATATAATTATAGTAATTAAGGAGTGAGTATTATGAAAGAATTAGAAAGATTTTTAAAAGGTTTGATTAGTCCTAGAACAAGACAAGATTATGAAATAAATATTAATAAGTTTTTAGAATTCAAAAACATAAATAATATAGAAGAATTTAAGAACTTATCAATAGATGATGTTGAAGACTGGTCTTTATCTTTAAAAGAAAATGGAAATAGTCAAAATACAAGAAGAGTTAGATTAGCTGCTCTTGCATCATTTTGTGATTATCTTATCGAAAGAGATGTTATAACTAAAAATATAGCTAGACCATTAATTAAGAAACTTAAAATAGATACTAAACAACAAAGTTATTTAACTGCAGGAGAAGTTGTTAAAATGCTTAGTAAAGCAAGGAATAAACGTACTTATGCAATAATGATGGTTGCTGTAAATACAGGAATTCGTGTATCTGAGTTAATAAATCTAAAGCTAGAAGATTATAAAGTTGACAAATTAGAGATAGTTAATGGTAAAGGTGGAAAATCTAGAGTTGTTTATTTAAATGAAACTACTAAAAAAGCCTTAGATGATTATATTGCTATTAGAAAACAATCTAATTATAAAAACTTATTTATATCTGATAAATGCACTCCAATGCAAATAGGAGCTTTAAATGTTACTTTAAAAAATCTTGTATCTAGAGCTAATATAAATAAAAACATAAGTATGCATAGTCTTAGAAGAAGTTTAGCTACAGATTTATATGCTAATGGAGTAGATTTAATAGGAATATCTAATATATTAGGACATAGTGCTATTTCTAATACACAATTATATATTAAAAATCAAGGTGCTAAAACAGAACAACTTATGAAAAATCATAGTTATAATATTAAATAATAGAAAGAAGATGTAGACAATGAATAAAAAAAATGAATATTACCGTGATGAAAATGATAATATAAAATTTCATGAGCTTTGTGAAGATTGTGAAAATGAATGTAAACAAAGTTTTAAAACTATTATAGAATTTTGTCCTAAATTAAAAAAGAAAAACGATAATAAGAAAAGGAAATAGAGGTGAATTTATGATTTTAAAATGTATAAAACCAGGTTATGATTTTGCTAAAGACAAGATATACGAAGTAAAAAATGAAGAAATAATAGACGATATTGGTTATCATTTTAGTTTTTATGAGTTAGAAAGTTTTAATAATATTGCAAATTGGGAATTTGAAGAAGTAAAAGAATTTAAAGTTGAAGAAAAAGCTGAATGGATATATTCAGAACAAGAAAAGAAAGAAGGTAATTATATGAAAATATTAAATATTTATGAAAATAGAGAAAAAGATAGAATAAATAAAGAATATAATGACAACAGAGATAAAATAATAAAAGGCGATAAAAACTTAAAAGAATATTATAAAATAATAGAAAGTATAAAAAATTATAATAAAAAACTACAAGAATCAAATATAAATTATGGAGTGACAGTATATAGTATAAATACAAATGATTTTTTAACACAAAAGAGTAAAGATGAAATAGAAGCAGCAGAACAAACATTTAAAATTGAATTAGAAAGTATAAATAATATCATAGAAGAAGTAGAAGCACAGTTAGAAATATGTGAAACACAAGAAAGTAAAATATCAGTTTTGAAATCATATGGAATATTAAATGAAGAAGGTAGAATAAAAGGAGAATAACTATGGTTAAAATTAATGAAGAATATTTTATAGATGCTGATAAGTATAATATAATATTAGTTAAAAAATCACAAATAAAAGAAGAAAAAAGTAAAAACTTTGGCGAAGATAAATTTGAACCTATTGGCTATTACTCTAATATTCCAGATGCTTTAAAAAGTCTATTTAATAAGAAAATTAAACAAAAAATAGAAGAAAAGGATTTTAATTCTTATAATGAGTTTTTAAAAGATTTAAAAGATGTTGAAAAGAAGTTAAGTAAAGATATTACTGCTTTAGAATCAAATCTGAAAGCCTTAGATACCCCTATAATTGATTTGATTATGAAAAGCGATAAAGTACTAACTGATAAAAAGAAAGAGGTGAAATAACCATGAAATTTAGAGTAAGTAAAAATTGTGATTATGTACAAGGACATCTAAGATGTGGTCATGCTGAAACTATAGTAGAATGTGATTCAAGAGAAGAATTAGATGAAATAATATATGATAGAGAGTTTAAATATGAATTAGACGTTATAGTAGATGACTATGAAATAGACCATTATGAATTATCAGATGAAGATTATATTATAGAGGAGGTTAAGTAATATGCAATTAATACAAATATCAGGCAAGGCAGGTATGGGCAAAGATACATTTGCAAGAGAATTATATATGTCTTTACAATCAGAAGGTAAAAAGGTTTTAATATTACATTATGCAGATAGAATAAAAGAGATTGCCAGAATATGTTATGGTTGGAATGGTATTAAAGACGATGCTGGTAGAAAATTATTACAAGATTTAGGTAATAATGCTAGAAAAATTAGTGAAGATATATGGATTGAAGAGATTCACTTTATATTAAAACTAGTTGCCCAAAATTTTGATTATGTTATAATTCCTGATTGTAGATTTAAAAATGAAATTGAATACTGGAATAAAAATACTGATTATGAACAAAAAGTATTTAGAATAAATAGAGAAAATTTTGTAAGTACTTTAACAGAAGAAGCGCAAAAAGATGCTACTGAAACTGGATTAGATAAATATAAAAAAATGATTAATATTGATTTACCTGATGGTGAAGAAAAATTAAATGAATTTTGTAAAGAATTCATAAAAGAATATAAATTTGTCTAAAACACTTGACATTTTGCTACAAATATGATATAATATATATAAGACATTTTTATGTTAATAAACAATATTGGTAATAATAAGTGATAGATTAATGTATTATTATTAAGGAGTGATTATTATGAGAGATGAATTATTATTTTTAAATTTATTAGATTTTGATAGAAGATTTTACAATTTCAGAAGACCTGAGAAAGATATGACACCATATACTATTATAAACAAGGATGAGAAAACTATTATTATACATAATGTAGTTGGTATCAATAAAGAAGATTTAAAGGTTGTTATGAAATTAGAAAATTCAAATAAAATGCTAGATATATCTGGAGAAACAAAAGATGAGATAACAGGACAAATGTATTCTATTAATTCTCGTTTTAAAGTTAATCAAAATACAGATGTAGAAAGTATAGACAGTGAAATGAAAAATGGGTTATTATATATAACTATAGAATATAAGAAACCTGTAGAAAAAACTATAAAAGTTAAGTAAAATAAAAAATCTATCACTTATTTTACATATAAACAAAGTAAATACAGGGATAAATAATATTATAGAATTAATTTGTTTATCCCTGATTACATAAATTATTGAAAGGGGAAAAGAAAAATGGAAACAATAAAAAGTATGCAAGAAAGATTAAAATTTTATGAAGAACAATTAAAAAAAATACAAGAGGATTTATTAAAAGATGAAACATTTTTAGATACACCTAGATATACTAATTTCATGGGTATTGCAACTAATCTTATTAATCTAATAAATCAATTAAAATCAATGATTAAATCAAGAGAAGAAGCTGAAGCAATGGCTCAAGAACAAGCAGAATAATAAGGAGGATTTAAATGAATACATTTACATTTACAGGAAAAATAGCAAAACCAAAAGAAAACCTTATAAAAGTAGGGAAAAATGATTTTAAAAGTTTAAATTTTATGATTAAATCTGATGACGGTATGAATACCGCATTTATGCGTTTGTCAAGATTAGGTCTTAAACCAGGTGAAAAATTCATTAAAGTATTTGATAAAGATAGAAATAACAAAGCTGGTCTTGAAATACCTTTTGCAGACAGACATGATAAAAAAACATTATCTTTAATATCTAATATATCTAAATACAGAACAAATGTAGGTAGTGATGGTGAAATACTTGAGTTCTTAACAAGAGCTGATTTATTTGATTATATTGCCCCTATAATTGAAGCTACAGATGATTTAAGAGTTCAAGTAACAGGCGAAGTTAAAATAACAGAATATAATGGTAATTTTTATTATAACTTTGAAGTAAAAAATATATGGATGAATGAAAAAGATAAATCTTCTTTTATTCTTGATATGGAATTATTCTATGATAAGAATAGTATTGATTTAACAGATAAAAACAATGTTGTTTTAATTAATGCTTACGTTGAAGAATATATTTCTGCTGTTTCTGAAAAAAGATTTTTACCTATGTTAGTAGAATTTAATACAAGTAAATTAGACATGACAAATAAAAAACATAAAATGTTATTTGATTCTAATGTATCTGACTTTACTGTTAAAAGTAATGATGTTATGAAAATGAAATGGAAACTTAAATATATACGCGGAGCAGAAAAAAAAGAAGCTACATTTGAAGATTTAGGCACAAGACAACAAAACGAAATTCTTATGGGTAGAAAAACTTTAGCAGATTATTCTAGTGATATAATTGGAGAATCTAAACAAGCTATTAGATTATTAGAACCAGTTTTATACGGTGCTTATGCAGATGGTAGAGTTGAAAGTGGATTTACTACTAAAGATTTTGAAGAAAAAATATATCAACCATTAGTTGAAACAAAAACTACTAAAAAAACAATAGACCAAATTGCTAAAGAAAAAATAGTAGAAGATGATAATATTTTCAATGATGACGATGATATGGATGATTTAATAGGTTAATTAAGAGGAGAGAAATCTCCTTTTATATGACTAAAATCCAAGGAGGATTATATGGTAAAATACAATAAAAATTTTGATGAAAATGAAGGTTTGTTAAGATTTAGGAATGAACAGTTTCCTTATTATTTTAAAATAAGAGAAGTTATAAAGTATTTAATGGAAGAAAAATATAAAACAATGAAAGATACAATGGAACTTAAATGGTATGATGTTGAAGAAGATGTTAAATTACCATTAAATATTTATACTTATGATTCAAATATAGATAAAATAAGTGATTTTGATTTAGAAATATTAAAAACTTTAAATTTTGGTCAACTTAGAATTACAGATATAAATAAAGAAAAAAATGAACATAGTACAGTTAAAGATATAAATGAGAAAGAAGGTAATTAAATGCAATATATATTAAACGAGAATGAATATAAAAAAAGTATTTACAATGAGAATGCAGTAAAATGTTTAAAAGATATTATATTTAATAAATATAAAACTTTAGAAATCATAAAATATAGTCAAAATAATACTCTTATCCAATATGCTTATGATTCTAGTATTGATAAAATAAATGATTTTGATTTGGAATTGTTAAGAGCTTTTAATGAAACTAGAAATTCTGGTTTTTTTAGTTTGGTAGATAAAAATAAATTGGAGGATTAACATGACATATACATTGAGTGAAGAAGAATATAAAGAATTACTAAATAATGGAAATAGTATGTATGATTTATATGAAGCAACACATGAATACAATAAAGAAATAATAAAAAATCTACAACAAAAAGATTTTGTTAAAAAAATTAAAGAAGATAAAATTATAAGTATAAAATTTAAAGATTCTTCTATTTCCTATTACGTTAAGAAAAATAATAATTTAACAGAAATAGAAAAAACAATACTTTTTTTATTAGAAAATATAAATAGAGTAAAAGAAGTAAAAATAGATTTTATAGAACTTGATTAAATGAGAAAGAAGGTAATTAAATGGCTTTAGGTAAAACGCACGTTGTAAAAGTATGTTTAGAAAATTATGTACATTTAATAATAGGTAATAGAAAAATAGGTAAAACTACTTTAGTTGCTGATATAGCAGAAGAATATTATGGTGGTTTAGATAAACTGCTTTCTATTCAAATTGGTAATGAAGATGGATATAGTGCTATAGATGGTTTAGTTTATGAAAATCCTAGGAACTGGGTTGAATTTGTAGAAATAATCGATGAACTTATACAAAATGCAGATGATAATGATTTTAAAATGATTTCTATAGATACTTGTGACCAATTAATAGAAATAGCTGAAAAAGAAACTATAAGACTTTCTAGAGTAGAAACTGGAAAAGTTTGTAAGTCTATCAATGACTGTTTTGGCGGTTACGGTAAACGGAAGAGAAAGATTATCAAGAATAATCAATGAACAATTAGCAAGATTAAAAAATACAAAATATGGAGTTTTTATAATAGGACATAATAAAATAAAATCAGTCAAAGAAAAAAATGGTGATGAATACAGTATATTAACATCTAATTTAACAGCTGATTATTTTAATACATTCGCATATGTTTCTGATATAATATGTAATATTACTACTGAAAAAGAAATAGATAACGGAACATTACAAGATATTAAAAGATATATGTATTTTAAAAGCGATGGTATGGTTGATGCTGGTTCAAGATTCCCATCTTTACCAAATAGAATAGAGTTTGGTGCTAAAAACTATATAAATGCAGTATTAGAAGGTATTAAAAATTCTAAAAATAAAGAAATGACTGAAAAAGAGTTTGAAAAACAAATAAAAGTAGATAGAAAAGAAAAAGAAGATAATGCAAAGAAATTTGCAGAAGCTGAAAACAAACAAGATGATGATGAATTAATTAAATTATGTATAGAAACTATAAAAGCTGGAGACGCTAATATTAAATCAATTACAAAAGACTTTATAGTTAAATATGGATATGCAAATATTAAAGAATTAGAATCTGGCAACAATAAAGAACACATAAAAGAATTAGCAGTTATATTAGATATAATAAAAGAATAATATATAATGGGGAAGAAATTCCCCTTATAAACTTAAGGAGGGTTATTTATGGAAGAGAATAAAGAAATTATAATAAATGTATCAAGACTTGATGAAAACCAAACAGGAGTAAGTATATTAAAAGAAGTATATAATTATGAAGTAATTAGTGCGATAATATTATTAATTGATAGAGTATTTAGAAATTCTAAAGAAGAATTTCTAACAAGTGAAGATGTAGATAATAAATTCGAAGAATTAAAAAAAGAATATAAACAAAGATTTTCAATTGGAGATGATAATATTGGAGAAGAAAATAACCAAGAAGACTAATTCTAAATTATCAAAAGAAGAATCAAATGCTAGAAAAGAAATAATAGACAGAATGCTAGTTATAATGGATTTTAAGCCAGATGCTAAATTTCCTACATCTTTTACAAAAAAACTAACAGAGTTAAAACAAAGTTATACTTATGTTGAAATTAATTATACCATATTGAAGCTACATGATAATTTATTATGGGCTGTTAATAATAAAGAATTCAAAACAGATTATAATAAAATAACTTATTTAATGGCTATTATTCAAAATAATATAAATAAATATTATAAAGAATTAAAAGAAATTAATAAGACTCAAGAGATAAAAGAGAATAATATATTAGATACAGAATTAAGTATAATAAACACAGAGAGAGTTATAAAACAACCTAAAAGAATGGATATGAGTGAGTTTTTGGATTAACTCATATCTTGCATACGAGAGAATGATGGAAATTAGACATATGGTTGCGTAAACCTGATACATATGGAGTATCGTGCGAGTTAAAGTCTCGCTTCTCTCACAATAAAATAATTTTAAAGAGGTGATTATATAATGAATTTAAAAAAAATAATATCTTTTAGTTTAATTTTATTATGTATTATTTATATTATATATTTACAATTTTCAAATATTGATATGACAGACACAAGGCTTTTTGTTGAGCATTGGAAAGAATATTTAATTATTAGTTTGATTATAATGATTAATACAATAATATTTAATAAAGAATAATTAAAGGAGGTTTATATGACTAAAAAAAAAGAAATGCCAATTGAATTAAGATTTAACCGAGAATCAATAGAAGGTAATTTTGTAATGTCTCTTTGGAAGAATCCTCTAGAGTTATATGATGATTATAAAATAGACCCTAGTATAGATTTTATAACAGAAGACGGTGTTTTTTATTATACCTTAGGTAGAGAAATGGTAAAGAAAAAGATAAAAAACTTTGATGCTATTGCCATTACTACTTATTTAAAAGACTATCCTGATATTGAAAAACAATATAATTCTAAAGGTGGATATAAGAATATAAAAGATTATATGGATATTATACATGAAAATAATATAGATGTTTATTATAATGAATTAAGTAAAAATAATATGATGTTAACTTTATATGAAAAAGGATTTAGTATATTAGAAGATTTAGAAATATTAAAAAAACTTAATTCTGCCGATGATATATATAATTTTTATGACGCTAAACTTAGTACAATATCATTGAATTCAACGCATGAGTTAAATCTTGAAACATTAGATATTACAGATAATGAGTTAGAAGGTATCATGAGCGGAGAAAATATGGGATTAAACTATGGAAAACACAGTCCAATGCTTAATTATCTTACAAACGGACTTCCTTTAGGAGATTTAACAATGTTTGCTTCTTTTACAGGTGGTGGAAAATCAAGTTATATAATGGCAAATATAATTATTCCTTTAGCAGAACAACAAAATAAAACTTTTATTATAGCTAATGAATCTAATGTTATAACATATAAACTTTTATTATTATCATATGTCTTAACAGAGGATTTAAAATATTATAAGTTAACAAGAAAGAAAACTAAGAATGGCAAATATACACCTGAAGAGCTAGAAATGGTAAATAAGGCAAGAGAAATAATTAAAGAAAGATATTCACCTTGTATTAAATTTCAACGTGTATATGACTATGATATGAAAAGTGTTAAAAAAACAATTAAAAAATTATCAAAACAAGGTTTTACTTGTGTTGTTTATGATACAATGAAATATAATGGGGAAGGCGAAACAACTTGGATGTCTTTATTACAAGATTCAAAAGATTTATTTCAAGTATGTAGTCAAAATCATATTGCTGGCGTTGTTACATTTCAATTAGCTTTAAGTGCTAGAAATAAAATTAGATGGCTAGATGAATCTGTTTTAGCAAATGGGAAACAAGTAGCAGAAGTATTTTCAGAAATGATTTCATTTAGAGATGTTTGGGAAGATGAATTTACTGGAGAACCTAATGATATTCATGCTTATAAGTTAAAAAAAGATGATGATGGTAAATATACTAATGTAAGAGAACCAATTGAAATACGTAAAGATGATGGTAAAAGATATAAAATATTCTTTTTACATAAAACAAGAAATGATGAAAATGGAGTATGTATTTTATATGAATTTCAAGGCGTTTGGAATAAATGGAAAGAGATTGGATATTGTAATCCAGGACAAAAAAATAGGATGTAATAAATAAATAAGGAGGTATGAAAATGAGTGTGAGTTCTATAAAAAATCATTTAAGTAATAATCAAGATGATATTATTAAATTATTAGAACAATGCGATTTTTATCATATCTCCTTTAATCATAACCGCAACGAAATACGTTGTGCTAACCATGAAGATGGTAATCGTACCGCTGTAAGAATTAATTGTGAAACACTTAGTTGTATTAGTTTTACTAATGATTTGTCTGGTGATGTAGTAAGATTAATTCAAGAGCATAATGGTTGGGATTATAGAACAACTTTATCTAATATAAAAGAGATATTAGGAATATCTTTTGAAAATAGTTACACTCATAATATCTTTGGTGGATGGTACAAAGGCTTAGACAGGACTTATACAAGAGAAAAAGAAGAAGAGAGTTATTATCCTATAGAAGTATTAGATGAGTTTTTAGATATACCAAATGAAAGGTTTTTAAATGATAATATTAGTTTAGAAACTCAATATAAGTTTAGAGTAGGATTCGATACTAGCAGCAATAGGATTACTGTCCCTTGGTTTAACCAAGAAGGTAAATTATTAGGTCTGACTGGAAGATTGAATTTTAATGAGATAGGCGAACAGGCTAAATGGTTACAGGTAGTTAAGTTTAATAAAAGCAATAATTTATATGGTTTGTATGAAAATTATGAGTCAATAAAAGAACAAGGTTATGTTGTAATATGCGAATCTGAGAAATCGGTGATGCAACTTAATAGTTACCGGATATAAGATTGGAGTTGCTTTAGGAGGATGTATTATTAATAGTACACAAGTACAGATAATAAAATCGTTACCTGTTGAAAAAGTTATATTATCTCTAGACGAACGGATTAGATATCAATCATGTGTTAAATCAGGCGGAAAAATTAAAAGGTGGGTTGTTTAACCAGAAAGAAATTTTTGTAATTTTTGATAGTGAAAACGAGGTATTAGAAAAAGGTAAAAAGCAATCACCAAGTGACTGTGGTAAAGAAAATTTCGAAAAATTAATGAAAGATTATTGCTTTCTAAAAGAATAAAGTGAATTGTGTAAGTTAATTAAACTATTATAGAAATATAAAAATGTCAAGTTGGATTTGACCACAATTCCAGGGTTATATTTAATAATCTAATTAATAATTTAAAAGGAGAAACAAAATGAAAAACGTTGAAACAGAAATAATGGAAGTACTCGGAACATGGAAACAGGTTAAAAGATTATGTATGACAACAATTGGTAAAGATGCAGGAGATGGTGAACCTAGTAGTGAATGGAAGAAAAGAATAATACTTTGTCAACATTCGCCGATTAGAAAGATTAGGATTGCTTGGAAGTGGAATTCAATACCATACTGTATAAGTTCCCATTTCGTAAGGCATCACGTAGGCGGAGTAGAAAAATGGGTTCAAACACAAAGAAATGACAGGACTGGTGTAGATAGAGCAAATATAGGTCAAATGGAACCTGTAAAAATGGAAATGGAAGCTAATATACAATCTTTATTAGATATATCTAGGAAAAGATTATGTATGTGTGCAGATGCAACTACATATAAGTATTGGAATTCATTAAAAAATGAGATTGCAAAAATAGAACCTGAAATAGCATGGGCTATGTCACCAGAATGTATAAGATGCGGTGGTTGTCCGGAATATGAAACTTGTCACATGTATGAGATAATATTTAAAAATGTTCCATTAGAGATTCAACAAAATATTGCTAAGAGATATGATTATTATAATGAATATATAGCAAAAAACTCTTAGTAGATAAAGAAAAAGGAGAGAGTATTAATATACTCTTTCCTAACAAAAAAGGAGATGATTAACATGTTTTGTATAGAATGTGAATATGAATTCGTAGAAAATGATGAATATTATAAATTTGAAAATGAAATACTATGCGAGGAATGTATCGATGATTACATAGAGAATTATATAGATGAGCATAGTTTTATATATAATCCCAGGGCTGAATTAGATGATTTAGCTTTAGATATACAAAGAGGGAAGTGATTAAAATGTTTGAATACAAAGTATCAGATGTGATTTCTGATTTTGACAAATTATATATATTAGTTCAAAATATATCAAAGAAATACAATTGTGATATAAAAGTTGATTGTGAAAGAAATACTTATATAGATAGCAAAACAAATACAGATGTAAGTATATTAAAAAATATAGATATAACGGTTTGTGATAGTGATGGCGCTTGTTATAAACACATACCAAAAGAGAAAAGGAGAGAAAAAAGAGATGAATAAAAGAATAAAAATAATACTTAGTATTTTATTAGGTGTAATCCTAGGGTTATTAGTAAATACACTATTGTTTTGGGGATTAGGAGTTTTAGCAGTAAAAATATTTGCTATTAATTACACATGGACTCTATTTAGAGGTTTTATAGTTGGTTTGGTAATAACTATAATGAGACTGAATTCGGATAAATTTAAAGAGAAAGTAGAAGAATTGATTGAAAAATATAATTAGGAGGAGTTTATGGAAACTTATAAATTTGAAATAATATGTAAAAATATAATAATAGATTGTTATCGCGATACTTTGTATCAACCAAATTCTATAGATTTAAATATAAAGGATGTTTTTGTTGTTTGGAGTTGTAAAACATTACAAAATAATAAAGCTTTATTAAGTACAAAGTTATTTGATGGGTTTTATTACGAGATAACTTATAATGGTGACAAAAAAGAAATATATGTAGATGCGTATAAGAAACATTTAAATTACAAAGTAGATGAAAAAGATTTTAACAGCGAGGTGACATTATAATATGATAAATAATAATGAAATAGCTGAACAAGTTAAAGAATTAAGAGATAAAAATATTCCTGTATATTCTATAAGTAAAATAAATTCGTATAGTTCATGTGCTTATGGCTATTATAGTACTTATGTAAAAAAAGAAAAGGGTATCGAGAATATATATCGGATTAACACGGAAGTCACATACATCAAGTTATACAGAACGTGTGTGATGGTCATAAAATAAATCCAGAAGAAGAATTAGAGATAATACTTGATGATTGTAAAATGATGAACGTTTATTTCCCTAGTGATTCTATTAAAGATAAATGGGTTAAAAACATGAGAAGTTTTGTTGCTAACTTTTCAAAACCTAAATGGTTTGATAGAGCTGAAAGTGAAGTCCAATTCTTATATAAATTAGATAACATATTCATTCAAGGATTTATAGACATTGTAGAATTTCTTGAAGATGGTTATGTTAATATCCTTGATTGGAAAACAAGTTCTAAATTCACTAAGAAAGATTTAGAAAAATATGGTAGACAATTAGTTATTTATGGTTTAGCTCTTGAACAACTAGGTTATAAAATTAATTCAATAGCATGGAATATGCTTAAATATTGTACTATATCTTGGACTTTAAAGAATGGCAAAACAAAAGATAAGATATGTCAACGTGGATTCTGGGTTGAAGAATGTGAGAATGATATTATAAAAGAACTTAAAGTATTAGGTTATGATAGTTTTGATATAGAATTACTTATGGATAGTGCTAAATCAACTAATGATATAACTTTATTACCTCAAGAAATACAAGATAAATATACTGTTACAGATTATGTTTTGTATTATGATTACAGTGAAGAAAACAAAGAAGAATGCAAACAATATATTAGAGAGAAAGTTAAGGAAATCGAAAGTAATGTAAACGATGAGTTGCTTTGGCAACCTATGGAAATTAATTATGGTAGTCATTTCTTTTGTAGTAATCTTTGCAATCACAGAGATAAATGTGAGTATTTAAAGAAGTATAACGAAGAACAAGAAGAGTTAAGAAGTAAATACAAGGCAAAAGATGAAGATGAAATCGATTTAGATGATTTGTTAGGATAGGTGATGTTATGAATATTAATAAAGATACAAAAATAAAATGGGTTATAAGACATAAGAAAATGGGCGATTTTATATTAATTTTAACTTTAGAAGAATTAGAAAAAAGCCAACCTTGTTTTATGAAACAAGTAGAAGATAATATTGGAATAGATTATGAAATTATAAGTAGAGAGATTATAGGATAGGTGAATAAATTATGAGACAAGGTTTTATAAATTTTTTAAAAGAGCATGGTACTAATGGTATTAATTTTGATAATATAAAAAATACAAGAGGTATGCGCGCTATATGGGATTTTCCTGAAGAATTTAAAAAAAATAAAGAGGAAGAAGAGTGTAAAGATAAAAGTTGTTCGTTTTTAGGAGTTAAAAAATCATTAAGTGAATTTAAAGATTCCAAACCTGGAGATATTGTGTTTAGTGATTTTGATGGTTATTTTACTGGTGTAAGAATAGAAGATATACCACCACCTCAAATTCCGACAAAAAAATTACTTGAAACACCTTTGGAAGATAAAGAATTTGATTTTCGCAAAATAATGGATATGTATATGAAATTAAATAAATAAATAAAATAAGGAGAATTATATGAGAAAAGGATATATTAAATTTCTAGAAGAAAAACCAAAAGAAAAAATTCCATATAAAGGAGTTTCTGGTAATCACGAAACAGCACTAATTTATGTTAAAAGAAATGGTGAATGGATATCTATTGGAAGAACACCTGTTTTTAGAGATAAAGATGGAAATCCTTATTTTAATTAATAAAAGAAAGAAGGAGAATAATATATGAGAAAAGAATTAAGAGTATTAGAAACATTTAGTGGTATAGGAGCACCTCGTAAAGCACTTATGAGGGGGGGGTACAACTTTAAAATTGTAGATAGTATAGAAATAGACCCTAACCCTATAAAGTCATATAATGCAATATATAGTGATAATATAATTCCTCAAGATATTTCACAATGGAATAAAACTAAACAAGATATAGGAGAAATAGATTTATTATGGAATAGCTCACCATGTCAAGATTTTTCTTTAGCAGGTTCTAATAAAAGTGGTAATGAGGGTTCTGGGACAAGAAGTAGTTTAGTTTATGAGGTTATTAGAATAGCAAAAGAATTTACACCTAAATATATTGTATGGGAAAACGTAAAAGGATTAACAACTAAAAAACATAAACATGTGTTAGAAGATTATATTCAAAAACTAGACGAATTAGGTTATAATAGTTCTTGGAAAATATTAAAAGCATCTGATTATGGATTACCGCAAAATAGAGAAAGATTATTTGTAGTATCTATATTAAATGATGAAAAGTATATTTTTCCAAATACAAAACAACTTATTAAAAGTTGGAAAGATTTTGAAAATAAAAATTATGATGAATTATTAAAAGCAAAACCAAATAAAACACCATCAAGAGAAAAGATGAAAGAAAAGTGTAAAAACATCACTAACGAAAAGTGTTGTAGTACTATTACAACAAAACAAGATAGATGGCCGAACGCTGGTATAATTGATTTTGAGGACTATTATAGATTCCTAACACCAAGAGAACAATGGTTATTAATGGGTTTTGATAATAGTGATTTTGAAAGAGCTAAAGAAGTTAATAATAAAAAATCTATGTTAGAAAAACAAGCACGGAAATAGTGTTGTTGTTAATGTAATAGAAGCTATATTTGATAATTTATTAACAGAATATAAATAAAAGACTTGACAAATCGTAAGATTTATGTTATAATGTATATTATAAAGGAGAGTGATGATATGAATAAGATAGAAATAATAACGCCGCCAGATATGGATTATTTTGTTTTTAAATATAATGATGAAGAGTATTATGCTGGAGATGAAATACCACAATACATATGGTTAGAGTTATTTGATAAGAATAATGTTGAAATAGTTGAGACTGAATTATCTGATGATGATTTTAATGAAAGATATAGTTAACATGTGATGAGTTCTTTGAGGCGTATGGGCGTTATTTAGGGAAGTAGGTGATTGGGTTTGGCTAAGTATAAAGATTTGACTGGACAAAAGTTTGGCAGATTGACAGTAGTTGAGAGAGCAGAAAGTAAAAATAGAAGAACAAGAATACTTTGCAAATGTGAGTGCGGCAAAGAAATTACATTATTTACAAGGCAAGTAACAGAACGGAAATGTAAAATCTTGTGGTTGTTTTATAGATAGTTCAAAAAGCATGTATTTTAAAGCACCTTATCAAGAATATGAATGGTGTTATGAAAGATATATAAAAAAAAGACTAGAAATAAAAGAAATTTCAAAACAAGAAGGATATTCTATGAGAGTTTTGCAAAAATGGATACATGAAAAATTTAAACTAAAAAGAATTCCTGATAGATATATCTATAAATTAAATGATATTCAAAAAGATATAATAATTGGTTCTTTATTAGGAGATGGACATATAAATAAAGTAAAAAATCAACCTATTTTTATAGTATCTCACGCAGAAAACCAAAAAGACTATCTTTATTGGAAATATAATATATTTAGTAATTTATGCAATAAAGAACCTACAAGAAAAGAATCATATATTAGAAAATTTAAAATAGGAGATTACAAATGCCAACCTTTATATAGATTTACTACTAAAATTATAGCTGAATTAGAATATTATAAAAATTTAAATAAAATTGAAACTATAAATTTATTAAATGAATTATCTTTTTGTGTTTTTATGTTAGATGATGGATATAGAGGAGATTCTAATTGGAGTGTTTGTGTAGCTTCTTTTGATTTAAATGAAAAATATAAATTAATTGAAATTTGTAGAGATAAATTTTTACTAAATTGTCATATACAAAAAGATAATAGATATATCTTATTTGATTCTTATAGTAGTAAAGAAATAGATGATTTAATTTTAAAAAATATTCCCAATGAGTTAGATATAATAATATATAAAATATTAAAAAATTCTAAAATTCGCAAATTAGCTAATTATGTTTATGTAATAAAAGATAATAAAAAAATTGGAATTTCAACTTATTATAAAAAGAAAAATGTTTCAAGAAATTATTATATGCAATTTAGAAAATATCTTTTAAAAAATAATATTTTTAGTATAAATGAATTAGATTTAATAAATTTAGAAAAAGATTTTAAAGAAAAGGAGGATAAATAAATGGAATATTGTAATTTTCACAAGCATAGTCACTATTCAAATTGTTTTTCTCCTGATACTCATACTAAAGTAGAAGACTATTGTAAAAGAATTATAGAATTAGGTCATTCTACACTTTTCACGATTGAACATGGATTTGGTTCTGATATATTTAAATATTTAGATTTGAGTGAAAAATATGGTTTAAAATGTATTTTTGGAATAGAAGGATATATTGTTAAAAATCCTTTAGAAAAAGATAATTCTAATTATCATATAATAATTATTCCTAAAAATGACAAAGCAAGAAAAAAGCTAAATAAAATTAATTCACGAGCAAATAGAGAAGGTTATTATTATAAGCCTAGAATATTTTTAGAAGATTTATTAAAGTGTGATAAAGATGATTTTTATATTACAACAGCTTGTTTAGCAGGTATAATAAGAGATGATAACGGTTATGATGATATATTTCTACCTTTATATAATCATTTTAAAGAGAATATTTTTTTAGAAGTGCAAAATCACATGCATGAAAAACAAAAAGAATTAAATAAAAAAATATTAGATATATCTAAAAAATTAAATATTAAAATAATACATGGTTCAGACAGTCATTATATTTTACCAGAAGATGCAAAAGATAGACAAATACTCTTGAATGGTAAAAATATTAATTATGGAGATGAAGATAGTTTTATTTTAGATTATGCTGATTACGATACTATTCTAGAAAGATATAAACAACAAGGAATATTAAATAAATCACAAGCAAAAGAAGCATTGAATAATACATTATTGTTTAAAGATATTAACAATATAAAAATAAATAAAGATTTAAAAATACCAAATATAAATAAAGAATTAAATCCCACTCAAAGAATGGATAAATTAAAAAAGATAATAAATAATAATTTTAAAAAAATAAAAATACAAGATAATATAACAAAAGAAGAATTGCCTAAATATAAAAAAGCCATATTAGAAGAATTTAAAGTTTTGCAAGATACTATATCTTTGAATACTATGGATTATTTTTTATTAAATGAAAGAATGGTTGATATAGCAGTTAATGAATATAATGGCATTCTTACTCCAACAGGAAGAGGTAGTGCAGGAGCATATTATATAAATAGATTAATAGGCATTACAGAATTAGATAGAATACGAGCAAAAATACCTTTATATTATGAACGTTTTTTAAGTACTCCTAGATTATTAGAAAATAAAAATAATACAGCTGATGTAGATTTTAATGTAGCAGACCCAAATC